TCATAAGGCCACCGTTGTCCACCCCTTCCCACGATCATCATGGTACCTATCCGTTTGTTGTTGAGTTTTATGTCCAAGTAAATCTTTCGTGTTTATACCTTGGGCTTTATATAACCGCTCGGAAAGCGATCTTTGTTCATGGAAAGTTGCCGGTGTACCTTGTCCCCAGTCAATATCTGCACTGTCTCTTGCCTTGCTGAAATTCATGGTCAGTGTTCTGGGTTTCACCTGTGCTCCTCGCTCAGCCTGTGAGGTGGTTCTAAAGAAATGAACCAAATAAGGGCTTACTGCATAATCCCGGCAACGACTGATTACATCTCGGAGGCTCCAGTTGATTGCGTTGCAACGCAGAGCTAATGGTATAGCGATTTTGCTTCCGGTTTTCTCTTGCTCAACGTGTAGATGATCGTCCCAGATGTCCGAGAATTTCATACGGGATATATCACCTAGTCGCTGTCCTGTTACTATGGCTAAAAGCATGGCGTTCCCCATGTATTTGTGATTTTCATCGGCTATATCAAAAATCTTTTGCCATTCCTCAAGAGTGAGGCGCTGGCGAGTGATCTTTCTACGAGGTTGTTTAGTTGCTAGTGCAGGGTTATAACCAGGAGGTACTTCTCCCGCATGCTGAGCTTCTTTAAAAACATCTATTAGGACAGAGCGAATGACCTGAGCCATTCTGGGTTGTCCCTCCGCTAAATATTCATCAAGAATTTGCGCAACATCTCGAACATTGACAGCGGATATTAATTTCATTCCTACCCGTTCCTTAAGCAGAGATACTGGTTTTGCTTTTTGTTTGATAGTGTTTTCTTTAATATCTCCGGACTTCAATCTTTCCTGCTGAATCTTCCAGTAACGTTCAAGCCAGGTGTTAGTTGATATTGATTTTCCTGAGCTGGTGGAAATTCTGTCAGTGATTGCCATTATCTGGCGGGTTTGTTGTTCCGCCAGTCTTTTATTTGCTTCAATAGCTATTGCCGTGGCCTCTGCTTCGTCTGTTCCTAGACTATGAAACTTACCAGTTATCGGGTGCTTATAACGCCAATATACTTTATTAACCTTTCTGCTGAAGAGCGGGTATAAATTTGGAATAGATATATTATTTTTACGTGGTCTGGCAGCCATCGTTCAAAATCCTCTGCAAAAGAACAGGGTCGCTTTTCTTTACTACAGGAGTGGTCAATGTACCGACCAACTCAGCATCCTCCCTGACGCGCCAGAATCGACCTTCTTTTTTGGCTGGGGGAGAAAACATATTCTGTTTAGCATAATTCCTGAGAGTGGAAACACTTGGAGGATTGCTTCTGTATTTCTCGTTTGCCCACTCTTCAAGGGTTAACATCTGGAGCATATGTTTTACCTCATCATGGCCCATTGCTGGGCCAGTATCTGAAAATACAAAATCAGTTTTGCATCAATTTTTGCAGCACCTGATTGCCGGCAATTATTCGCTGCCAGATCGCTGATACATAGCGGGCCTGATGAATAGCATCAGCGAGGGCATTGTGACGAGACCCTTCAAACGGGATCGTTGTTTTGGGGTCGAAGCTAATGGCTTGGCCGAGCTCTACCATTGTTCGTACGTCCCGATCGTTCCAGTATTCCCACGGATAATCTTCAGCAATGCAATCGTAAGAAGAACGCAGAATAGAGTTGTCGAATGACGCACCGTTACCCCATACCTGCGCCTTTTTGCTCCCACCAGCGACATTATCAGAAACAAATTCTCTGAACTGGAGTAATGCATCCTGCAACGGGATAGCATCATCATTTACGATCGCAGAGCGTGCTTCGGAGGACTGCTTAAGCCACCAGATAACAGTAGATGGATCGATTACGGCGCCCCAGTTCACGGAGGATTCAAGGCATACGACTTTATAGAAACTTTCTCCAATAGAGCCGGTTGCCGGGTCAAAAACAACCGCACCAATAGCGACGATAGGGGCGTTATGTTTTTTACCCATGGTTTCCAGATCAACCATAACGTGAACATAATCAATTGGCTGATCTTCCTCCTTATTATGATGACCGGATTCAATATCTACAGAATCCGTTTGATGAACAACTTCATCTGTTTTTTCTTTTTGGTTAACCTTGCCCGTAACGTCAACAAGACCTTCAATGGAAAATACTCCGTCCCCAATTTTTGAAACTTCAGGCTGCCTGGTCTTGGTAAGGTCTTCGGTTACCCACTTCGGATCCGTAGGGTCGCTAACCCCTTCAACATATTCGCCGCGCTCGGCGGCCAGAACCTGATTAGCGTCCGGACGTTGCTTTTGAGCCTCTTTTACCAGTTCGGCACCAACTGCTTTAATGTCGGAGGAGAGTGTTTCCAGTTTTGCGCTGCTATCCTCTCCGGCGATTACTTGGTTTGTTGCATCCAGTGTGACTGCAGCAGATGGAATATGTCCCGCCTTGGTAAGCGTCTCAGCGCTCGGGGTATCATGCTTATGTTCAGTCAGATTCGCGTTGATGTAGCCACGCAACCGATCTGGAAAAGGAGTTATTCCACTGGATGCTTCCCTGATCAGTGCAAAAATCGCTGCACGGGAATAATCAAGGATGCCTGGTGTGCTCCGTAATGCTGCAGACCATTCTTTAAATGGACTTTCTTTCTTCTGTACTATTTCCTTCGCGCGGCGGTGGACTGATGCCGGAAAATTATAGATGTCAAAATCCATAGGCATCGTTGCAAGAGCGATCTCTATATCCAGAGTATCCAGCGAATGCTGATAATCCGGATTGCGGTCTGTTTTGTTACCGCCGCCAGCATTGGCGCCGGCATCGGTTTTGTTTATTGAGGTGATATAGTTTCCAGCAGCCCATTCCTTTGTAAGGATCCCGCGGTCAATGTGCGACGTTTCAAGCCACAATTTGGCGAACTGAATTTGCTTGCCGAGCTCATGGCGTTTCCCCACAGGAAATACGCTCTTAAATGCACTGGTAAATTTCCACAGGCCAGGCATATCATATTTTTTAAGCTCCGGAATATTTTCTGCCGTCAGCAGCAGATTCTGCGCACCGTGATTATCCGTATCCATTTCCATCGCTGAAAGGCGGTTACGATGAGGAATGCTAATGTGATACACGTGACGCTCGTCGGCCATATACTGGGCAAGCAGCTGCGTGCGGAATGACATTTCCGCCAGGTTGAAGAGTGCTTCTTCATTGTTCGAATAGTCCTCTTCATCGCTATTTGCAGGAGAGATATCGTTTTCTGGTTTACTGGAGGGCTGTGGTTCAGCAGCCGCTGGCGCAACGATTTTTTGCCATGTCAGCCCGTCTTCACCACCAAGCTCGTAGCGATCGCACCAGGTGTCATCCAGTACACCTTCTTCCGGTAAGTCATCAACGATGAGCCAGTTGGTGCGGATCGGCAGCTGATGGCTGGCGCCGCGGCCAACGTTAATTTCAGCGTCTTCCAGGATGTCCAGGATTTTGCGCTCGGCGCGAGAATCGGATTTAGCAGAGAACCAGCAGAAGAGACTTTTCGCTTCGTTTGCTTTTGCCTTCGCTTTAATGAGATACGGGTAGTTGTTCATTGCGTTTGGGCTCCTTTGGATTGTAAGATACCCGGCAGCTGATGGCAGCCGCCCTGGTGGTGGTCATTGGTCAAAACTCGATTCCGGAAAGCTTTGGTCGGCTGACCGGGTACTTAACCCGCCTTGCGCGGGTTTTGTGCTTTATGGGGCTGGCGAATCGGCCCGCAGCAGCTGTGATACGCGAACGTCGTCAAGCGCTCGCAGGATAGGCTCAAAAGTTTTATGGGCTGGCAGTTTAGATACCGCAGTGATCACTTCTGTAACGGTGATGTCATCGCCGCGGGGGCTATAACCACCACCTGGGCCACGCTGTGAAATTACCAGGTTACCCGCCCGCAGCTTTTTGAAGATCTGCTCAAGGTATGAAGTAGACAGCTTTGACTCTTTACTGATGGCCGTCAGTGAAACGGGCGAGCCGTCATAGAGCTTATTCAAAGTGGCGGCGGCCTGGACAGATGCCAGAACGCGTTTCATTCCAAATTCCATAATCACTTCTCCGGCCGTAACGGCCATTGGTCAAAACTCGATTCAAAAACTCGCTGCAGGCTGTTGGTCGTCAGCCATGTTTTGTGCATTTCGGTAGGGGAGGCACTGGCCCTGTACTTTTTGTTCATCGGCGTTGCTGTTGCAACTGGCCTCTGATGGATAAACACCGATCAGAACATCAGAGCATTCACCAGTGAGAGCACAAACGCTGATGACAAGGGCAAACAGGGTATTCATGCCTCAGCCTCAGGGTTTCCTTTCTGCGCCAGCAAGTAACACAGCTGGCGTAGTCTCACCTCGAACCAGTTCAGGCGGGTCGCCTGGTTCCCGGTAGGTACTCGGGCAAAATCCTTCATAGTTATCTCCAGTTAACTCAGTATTAGGATGTGGTTTTGCAATGCGGCGCCGGGTGCCTCCCGGTGACGGCAGCCAGTTAACAACTACCGCCGACAACTTTTTCCCCACAACGTGTGAATAACCGCCATGTTTACTTTTTTAACTGTGTCGCGTGCGCATAGCCGCATTCACCGCATTGCAAACCCTGATTTTTTATTTTCACTACTTCGACGCGCTTCGTCGGTGGTGTCGTGACGCTGATCTTCACGATTGAGCTTTTTCACCCTGCAATTCACCACCACGAAGCGCGCAGGATTTCCATTACATTTCAGAAGAGGCGCAGTCTGCCGGCTTACCTGAAAGCGCCGCGGTAAACTCGCTGAAACTCAGCGCCTCCTCACCTTCAGAGAGGCTTTCAAAATAGTCTTCATATGCTTTATCCATACTCATTTCTTTCCCTTAAGGCCGGGCAGCCGAACGTTGAACCTGCTGCGATTGATATTGCTGTCATCTCATCCGGTGTTTCGTATGCCGCCGGCAGCTACTTCGTGGGCTTCCTGCCTCGATGACTTGCTGCGATGGAATGATTAAAGCATTGGTTTATGTTTGATGTCAACATTGGATTTATACAGATGCAAACTTTTGCTTTAATCGAGACAGGGGAGCTGTTGGAGTGATTGAGGCTGCGCGGCAGGCAAAAAAAAACCGGCATTTGCCGGTTTCATGGGGTGAGATCAGAGATGTTAGTTAGTGTCGCTAGCCTTAAATCGACCACGGAGATATTTCTCAACATAATCATCGATTTCTTTTAGGCGGACTTCAAACGTATCAATCATTCTCTCTTGTTCAGCCTCAGGTAACTGCCTAAATAGACGTAACATTTTGCTCTCATTTGGCTTGAGGCCTGAATCTTCAGATACTTTCTCTCCAAGCAACCAAGTTACAGACACATTGGCAGCTTCCGCGAGGGCAATTGCGGACTTTTTACTGATTACTCCTTTCTTAAACCACCCATTCACCGCTTGAGGTGTAACTCCAGCAATGCGAGCCATATCCGCCTTGCTGATCCCTCTTTGAGTAATTTCTTCCAAACGAGCAATCAGTTGGTTGTTGAGTTCTTCAGTGTTTTTCATAAGCCCATTGTAAAGGTTTAGTTTATAGTCACAATAAATTAAAAATTTGCATTGAATATAAACCTATGCTTTATTATGCCTAACTTAACGAGGAGATAGATATGACAGCCCTTGATAACGCAATTCGAGTAGCTGGCTCAGCCAATAAATTAGCATCAACGCTTGGAGTAAGCGGCATGGCAGTAAGTCAGTGGAAAACAAAAGGTATTGTGCCTTCATCGCGAGTTTTACAGGTTTTTAATGCAACGGGCGTTACGCCTCATGAATTACGTCCTGATCTATATCCGAATCCGACGGATGGAATACCTAAGGAGTGACCATGCAAACCACCTCTTTTGAAAATCATACTCCGGTGATGAGTATGCAACTGAAAACGGAAAATCAGTATTTGCCCCGTCGGCGTGACGGCAAGAAATGCCGAGCCATTTTGGCCGCCGTTCAGGAATGGGAGTCCTCATTACCTGGGCGTGCGCAAGACCACGTCGCGCAGCTGGTGGCCGAACAGTGGGAGAAACAAAACGGGCGCGGTATCAGCGTCAATAAACAAAATCTGTATCGCTACCTGAAAAACGAGGGCGGTTCAGAGAAGTACACCAGTTATGTCATCCAGCTTTCGGCGGCGATCGCTGATGCAATGCCGATAGAGATCGCGCGCAAACATGGCCTAAAACATGGCTTAACTGAAACTGAGCTGGTGGCCAATGCAATCAAAGAATGCAGCGAAGCGCACCAGGCCAAGTTACTTGGCGCACCTCTGCAGAAACTAGAGCGTGAAATACGGGAAGCTGCAATTGCACTTTTTAACATGCTCCCTGCAGATGCGGCGGGACCACTACTGGCGAGCATCAGCGCCGTAGCGCCGCAATTTTTTTAATCGAGTTTTGACAATGACCACCAGCACCAGCTGGTTAATAAGAGGTTTCAGATGGCCCGCATCAGAACAGTTAAACCTGAATTCTGGACAGATGAGAAGGTGGTGGAATGTTCAATTCCAGCGCGTCTCCTGTTTATCGGGTTGTTCAACTTCGCCAACGATATGGGATGCCTTGAGCGTTCGCCAAAACGGTTGAAGATGCAAATCTTCCCTGCGGACGCGCTCGATTGCGAACCACTAATACAGGAACTGATTACTCATGGATTACTCACTGAGTATTCAGTGAATGATGTCTGCTATTTGCAGATTAAAGGTTTCCTTAAGCATCAAAAAATAAACAGGCCTTCGGCCTCAAAAATACCTCTTCCGCCAGAATTCACTGAGTCTAAGGCAGGAAAGGAAGAAAAGAGAGTCCCTAATCAAGGAGGGCTCAGTGAGGACTCAGTGAATCCTCATGGAGGACTCACTGACGGAAAAGGAAGGGAAGGGAAAGGAAAAGGATCAAACCCCACTCTCTATGCGCAGGAGAGAAATTTTCCCCAGCAACCTCAGTATCTGCCTGGAGTGGATATTCCGATCGGGAAATTCGCCATGCACGACCTTTGGCTGCCGTCACAGGACTGGCCGCGACTGGCTGCTACCTGGGGTATAGCGCTTCCCGAACCGGCATACCTGCCGACAGAGCTGGCAGAGTTCACCGCGTACTGGAAATCCGAGGGGAAAGTGTTCACTCAGATTCAGTGGGAGCAGAAATTTGCCCGCAGCGTGATAAGTGCCAGAGCCAAATCTAAACCACAACCAGCAACCGGAGGAAAAGACCATGCAGGAATTCAACCAGTTAACACCGCATCCCGGGCAGTTCAGGAAATTCAGGCAGCCAGAGAACGCTGGGAAAAGCAAAACGGACTTGCTGGCGGCGGATACGGCATGGCGGCTTTGGACAGTCATGGGGGAAATATTTTCGAACCGGTGGACCCAGAAGAACGGGGCGGCGCCCTCGGATATGTGGATTGCCCAGATTGGATCGATGAGTGAAGCCCAGATTACTCTGGTCTGCAGTCAGTGCATGGAGCGCTGCGCCGCGGGTAACACATGGCCACCGGATCTGGCTGAATTCGTTGCTCTGGTATCTGCCAGCGGTGCTAACCCGTTCAATCTGACATCCGAATCTGTAATGGCGGAATACAAGCGCTGGAGGAATGAGTCTTACCGATACTCGGGCAGCGACAAATACCCATGGAAACAGGATGTTCTCTATCACATTTGCATTGAGATGCGCAGAACCGGAGTTGAGAGGAACCTGACGGAGGGAGAGCTGAAAAAACTGGCAGAAAACTTACTTACGAAATGGACCAAACACCTGGCTAACGGGTTTTCGATTCCGCCAATTCGTCAGCAGTTGGCAGCACCGAGACATCCAGCGGGACCGACGCCAGCACAGATTCTGATGGAAGAGTACAAACGCCGCAAGGCGGCAGGTTTAACCAAGTAAACGAGTTTTGACCATGGCCAAACAATCAAAAACCAAAGTAACCAAAGCACAGATGGTGCTTGCCATCGTTAGCCGGACGCCAGAATGCGTCCTGCAGGATGTCTGCGATGCGCTCGACTTGCAAGCCAGTACAGCAGGTAACTTGCTGCGGCAACTCCATGCCGCGGGAAAACTCCATCGAACCCATAACGGTTGCCAGTATGTCTACCGGGTTGTTGCAGGCGTTGAGGTTCCCGATGTTGCCCTGCCGCAGACTGCAACACCATTATCTGAAGAGGATGTGAAAAAAGTCCAAAACGCACTGTCCCTGGCGAAGACGCTGGAAGACAAAAAGCTGTGGCGCCGGGCTGCGACTGTTTACACATCGATGCTTGGGATGACTACAACAGCAAACGAACTCTGGTTGCTTGCCAAAATGCGTAACCGCTGCCTGCGCAATGCGACGAGGTGCTGATTATGCCTAAAATGGAATCAACAGCATCTGGTACGGGATGTTAAAGCTAAGTTCAAATATTCCGGGATGAGGCAAAGCTGAGATGTCCGCTGAGTGCCAGGAGCGGACATTACTGACACAAACACAACCAGCAAATGGATTACTGGGCAGCCGGGGGCGACATTTCCGGGAGACAATCAACTGGAAACATTTTAATGTGAAAGTTTATGCAGGTCACAGCGTATGTATTACCATATGCCATTGGAAGAATGATGCATGCTACCTTTGAGTGTGGAATAACCAGAAGCCTATTGCGCCGGAGGATGTCTTGCCATGTTGACCGATCTCAGCAGAGATGAAAGTAAAAGACTTGCGGCAATCGACTTGTTGAAAAATCCTGACAAGGGCCGGGATGATGCGTTAAAAAAATATACTCATCTAATATGCCAATTGCTGAACATGCCGATGGGCTTTGTTTCTGTTCTCGATGAAGAAAAGCAATACATCAAATCAGCCCAAAATGTTGCCGTCACGGAAATCAGCCTGAGCGAGGCATTTTGCGTACAGACCCAGGAACAGAGTAAGACATTCATTTGTCATGACACTCATCAGCACCCTACCTTTCGTGACTATCACGCGGTGAAAGAGGCTCCATTCATTCGCTTTTATGCAGGCTGCCCACTTAAAACCCAGGATGGAGTACCCATAGGTACCTTGTGTATCCTCGATACTCAGCCCAGGGAACTTTCAGACGAGCAGCTCGATCTTTTTGAAAAGATTGCAGGACTTATATCGGATTTTCTGGCCTCGTGGCACTCCGTCGGCTACCTCGATATAGTCACGCTATTACCAAACCGGCAGCGACTGCTGAAGGATATAGAGGTTTCAACTGAAGGCGCATTCAGGCTCGTCATTATTGATTGTATTGATATGCCATTAGCCTACGAAATGGCTCGCTCCCTCGGTATGACAGCCGTAGAAAATCTACTTCGTAATATGGTCGCAGAGCTGCAGATCCGCCTGCCTTTAGAAGGGCCGCTCTACGCCGTGGCAGTTGGACGATTTGCCTTTTTTACCCATAAGGAAAAAATTCGGACATTAGAAGATATCTCTCAAAGCCTTCAGGGGATCCAGGCCAGGTTTACCCCTGAAGTTCCCCTTGATCTGGATATTCACATGGGTGACTCCGGGCTTTGCGATAAATCTCTGACATCGAATGAAATACTGCGCCGTGCAGTCAGCGCATTGCATGAAGGGATAAGTCAGGGGCGCCGGTTTACAGTTTATGATGACGCACTGGATAGCCGTAAGAAGACTGATTTCAGCCTTCTTACTGAAGTTAGGCAAGCGCTACAAGAAAACCAGGGCTTATATCTGGTTTATCAGCCGAAAATCTCACTGGTGACAGGGCGTGTGACGGGAGCCGAAGCTTTGCTTAGATGGCAACATCCTAAAAACGGCGAAGTGTTGCCGGGTGTGTTTATTCCTCTGGTCGAAAAGACCAGCCTGATGCGTGAACTCACAGCATGGGTTATCGATCACACGATTGTGCAACTGAGTGCCTGGCAAAGCCGTGGAGTTTCTTTACCTGTGTCGATTAATCTGGCTGCCAGTGATTTTTCAAGACCAGATTTCTGCGATGAGCTGGAACAGAAAATGCTGGACGCGCGTCTGGATCCCGCCCTGCTGGGGGTGGAGTGTCTGGAAACCGAGAAGATGCTGGAAAGCCCCGCTGCACTTATCGGCCTGGACATGCTCAAACAACGCGGATTTAAAATATCTCTGGATGATTTTGGTTCCGGATACAGCAACATTAATTACCTGCGACAAATCCCGATGGACATCATCAAGCTTGACCGCTCTATTGTGAGTAAGGTTGCTGGCGACAATGCCAGCCGCATCATTGTTCGCAACGTTATCACACTCCTCAAGCAGCTCGACTATATCGTTCTGGCCGAAGGAGTCGAGGACGCCAGGACCGTTGATATTTTAAGAAGGCTGGGCTGCGATGAAGTTCAGGGCTATTTTTTTGCCAAACCGATGACCCCTGATGCTTTTGAAACCTGGTATCACGGCAGAGACGAAGCCTTAAAGTGAACGAGTATTAAGTAAATACGTATGGTCGCCTGCCCGTAATATACAAATAAGAAGGGAACTGGTCATCCTGACCTGCTCTCCATTGATTATCAGAGGCCGATGCTCGTCCTGCATCCGGGTAATCATGACATATTCTCGCTTCCGCTTCTCGCTCAAAGCAGCCTCTTAGAGACTTGCGTGCGGAAAGATTCGGGTTGCATTTGGGGATCGCAATGGACATCAATCAGCATCGAGGATGAATACGTGAATACTGGGCAGGTATGCCGGATACCCCCTCCCGCTCCACGGGCGGAAGGGGGTAAATAATAATGTCAGGCCGGTCTGCCCGCGAATAAAGAAGTCGCTATTTTTTTGGGTGATTTTCGTCACTGAACCTGTTTGAGTTTTGTCCCCGACAGCGCCATACATCGACACCACATAAACGGCGCCATCAGGCGCGGCAGTCAGGTGGTTTGGTGTTTCATCCATCGGAATATTAGCGACCAGTTTACCGTCCTTGTTCAGAACAGCAACGGTTCCACCTGCACGCGTGGCGGCGAAAACCTGAGACGTCACTGGATCCCAGACGACAGATACGCCTCCGGCACCAATATAAGTATCTGCGAGAACCTTACCGTCCGCATCAAGAACCACGACATTGTTCGTTTCCTGGGAAGCAACGTAAAGACGGCCAGTCGCCGGATCGCGAGTGATGTCTGTTGCCCCCTGCGCCTCAGGCACTTTCACCGTCGTGCTCTTACCCGTTTTGAGATCAATCCAACCTACCCATGGCGTATCACGGCTGACGCCGAAAAGTTTCCCTCCTGCACTGTCAAGGGCAAGATCGGTATTGTTAAACATGTTTTTGCCATGTTCCACTACGAACTCAAGTTGACCGATGTGTTCAAGTGATTTTGTGTCATATACCTCGATAAATCCGGTCAGCGCTGCACTGACATAGGCACGATTGTGGGCTTCATCAATAATCACATCGCGTGGATGTACAACAGACCCTTCGGGAAAGACTTTCACCACAGAAAGGGTCTTTGCGTCATAGACGGTCACCGTCTCGGCAAGCGTGTTCGTCGTCCATACATGGTTATGGGCATTATCAACACCGACTCCGAATACTCCAATCTGCTCTCCCTTTTTGTCTTTAGGCAGCGTCGCCTCCGCTTCGACAGCCAGCGTTCCTGCGTTCAGTCTCATCAGCCGGCTACCATCCTTCGGGCCGCGTGCAGAAGTCACGAAGAGCTTCCCATCGGCCGACACTGCCGACTGGTAAGCCCGCTCACCGACGGGAATTGTTTGCAGCCTGAAAGCCTCAGTGTTTTTCGGGGGAACAACCTTGGACAATTTCAACATAACCTGCGAAACGCTCGCGGGATTTTGCGTGATAACAGTGAGTGGATGAAGGCCTGTAGCAGCGTCGGCCGGAACATTTAGTGGAATAGTGAGATTTCCCTTCTCATCGGCAGCCAATGGCTTCGGCGTAAGGACTTCAGCACCATTCAGCATGGTGACAGTCGCACCTGTTGGCAGGTTCTTAATCGTGATCACCGTGTGATCTCCGGGCTTAACAGGAACTTCCCGAGATCCGGCACGAATACTACCTGGAAAGGTCGTGGTGGCTGCTGCCCATTGACTATCGGCGTATGCCGTTACGACGGTTGATATTGTAATAGTGGAGGCCAACAGCACTGAACGGACTGAAATTGTTCTCATCTTATCTCCATAAACTGTATTGATGCTGCATCTCAATGCAGCCACAGATTATTCCTCACGTACTGAGTATTACCTTCTGCTATGAGAAATATGTCTTGTTATGAGCATACTCAATATATCACGTTGATGTAAATGATTATCATTACTATTTTAGTGGTATATGAATGCCAGGAGTTTGATGTTCAGCGAGCTGAGTTTAGGGGGATCGCATTGTGCCAAGTGCGGACGCTCAGGAATTTAGTTTCAGCCACTTTAAAAGCGAGGTAAGCGACTCGACAGGTCCAGCATGACTACCAGGTGAGCGGGTTTCATCCCAGGGCATTGCATCATCAGTGCAGAAGTCTCCTGCACATTCCATTTCAAGACGTTCGTCAATTAAACCAACATTACAGAAGCATGTGACCGGGTGTTGCCACTTGTGTACTGACCATCTTAATAAATTCGAGTGTACGCCAGAGGTAGCAACGTTTCTTATCAACGGTGTTGATCACCACAAAAATGACTGTATCCCTGTGATAGCGGATTTCGTCCTTTGTGGAGAAAAGATCAATCTAAACATGAGCATGGGTTAGCGAAAAGTGGCATTAAACGCTTGAACATTTCACCTAACAAGTATACTGTTTATTTATACAGTATTTGCATGAGGAGCTAGTTATGAAAGTGGAAATCATAATTGATCGCCAAAAAAAATTGCCGGATGGTGCTGTGCCTGCTCTGGAGAAGGAGCTACTGCGGCGATTGGATCAAAACTTTAATAACTGCAGTCTTGTGATTCGTCGGGCCAGCTCTGATGGGTTGACCGTGCTTGGTGGAATGGACGGAGATAAAAAACGTGTAGAGGAAATCCTGCAGGACACCTGGGAAAGCGCTGATGACTGGTTTTGTTAAGTTGATGTCCAGTGGCTTGCCTGGTTTATTTTGAGGATTTTGCTGTGAGTAAAAAACAAGAAATGCCGAACACCGGCTATGCAATTATCAGATGCAACGATGGGGTGATAGTTGCTCGTCTGACATCCTTTCCTGTGTGTGAGCGCGCTCTGATGTACCGGCGCGGCGACACTGTTTCGTTTATGCCTTTGCAGCCGGATGAGATCGTGGGGACTCTCTCTCTTTTTTCACAGATGATTGAAAAGGCTAAGTCTGGAGTTGGTTACCAGGTTCCCCCTGGTTCTGTTACAATCCCGTCATAGGCCTGAACAACCTATACCTGCTGCGTCGCGGAGAGAAACCATGACGCAAACCCCCGAAGTATCAAAATCCCATCAGACTGGTGCTCCTTCATCGAGCGCCGGTTTGCTTTCGTCTTCAAAACTAACTTTTCGCCAGCAGGAAGTTTTCGATCTGCTGGTGGCCTACATCAATCAGCATGGCTACCCACCTACGCTATCTGAGCTGGCCGATATGCTCGGCGTTAGCTCGTCTAATGCTGTTCTGTTGCATCTACGTGCGTTAGAGAGAAAAAATTTTATAAAACTCTCTTGCCGTGTCTCCAGAGGAATTTCCATCGTCGGGCGAAAGGAGCCTATGCTCGCCGTGCAGCTGTTGCAGGAGATGATCGCTGAAGAACCCGGCGCGCGTGAAAGAGCGATTGAGTTTTTGCGACTGTTTGGTGATCAGCCATGAAGAAAAGTTGGTTTTTACACGAGCAACTTTCAGAGGCTGAGGCTACAGAGCTGGTGGAGCGATACCGTAAAAATAACTGTGTGGTTGAGAAGAGCTTATCCAGAGACTTTGCATCGTGGGAGATCCGCGTGCTGTTGCCGGAATCGAAGAAGCCGCCACGGATTGACAGGACCTACATACAGAAGATGTGGAGGGACTGATGCGAGCTTTGCTTAACGTGGATATTGCACGCCATCTTGGAATTGTGCTGCTTAAGCCGGGTAGTGAATTAATGCCGTTATTCGGTGCCGGCCGAGTTCTTGTTGAAATGCCGCCGGCAAGCATGAAAAAGATACCCAGCGGGCGTCTTCCTGATGCCCGGCAGCCGTTGCGGGATGATATGGGGCTCAGACCATTTTTCATGAAGAAGGCAGTTATCACTGCGGCTGGTGGGGTTAGTGCCCTCGAGTCATGGTTGCGTAGGCAGGTTAAAAAATGTCAGTGGACACATTCCGATTACCATCACCATGAGCTCGTCCCGTTTCGCCATTCGACGGGTGTAATCATCGCATGCTGGCACTGTGATAATGAGCTGAAAAACCAAACGGAACAAACCCTCGATCAACTGACAGGTGTTAATAACGCTGACTGGGTAATCGACACTGCCCGCATCGCGCTTGGTCTGGACGCTCAGCGATCACTGTCAATGGCGGAACTATGCTGGTGGGCGGTAGGCGCCGGGATTGGCGATGAAATTACAGAAGAAATGGCGCGCCGATCCCTGCGTATTAAAGACGATGGCATTAAATCGGTTTACAGGGAGAGTGAGATTGTTCCGTCGGTACCGGCCACCAGCATTCTTTCTCCCCGTCTCGAAAAAGCAATCAGGCCAACGGCGATAACCACGCCGGGCAAACCTTTGGTTCCTGTGAACGTCGATCCTGTTGCACCGGCGACACTATTCGCGAGACCTAAGCGGAGCCGATGGTTATCAGCTGACTTTATCTCATGGGTGAAAAAACAGCCGTGTATGTGCTGCGGGCAGCCTGCAGATGATGCACACCATCTTATTGGCTGGGGGCAGGGCGGCGTAGGCACCAAGGCCCACGATGTTTTTACGATCCCATTATGCCGCAAGCACCACCGCGCTTTGCACCATGACCCTGCCGCTTTTGAGCGTGAATACGGCACCCAGCCGGTATTGATTATTAAATTGCTGGACCGGGCATACGCGCTCGGCGTTCTGGCGTAGTAAGGAGAAGAACAGAATGACACCACGTCAACGCCGTCTGCACCGTGCAGGATTAGAAACAGTGGCCGCCGCCCCGCGCAAAAGCTGGCTGGGCCGATTCACTCCCCTTAGTGGCATTCAGTCCGCCTGGATAAAATCTCTGCTTACTGTTTGGGGGGAAGGGATGAGAGGAGGTGCTGCCCCGCGTAAACCATCAGGACATTCATGCTGGCGAGGAATGAAGGGTGATCACTGGTCAGATAAAGCATTAGAACGCTTTACGGCAGCAATCGAGCAGGCAAGAAGTGAAGGGTATCGCGGGCGACAGGCATTAAGCAGGGCGCATGCCATTTTGTGGCCGAAGCCTGCAACGGTCGCCATTGACGCTGCGATCACTGAGGATGATGTTGAATTTGTTGAACGATGTGTACTGGCGATATTTGAAACGGGTGATCCGGTTTATCTCGTTGGCGTTAACTATTACACCACCCGCAAAAAAATCTCAGACATAACACGGGAAATACAGCTGGTGGCGCCATGGTTAACAGACAGTGAGGCCCGGAAAAGAGTGCGCTGGTGCCTTGAAATATTCAGAGCAAAAGCTTTCCTTTCCGTTCATAAGGCGATTCATGCGGATTAGCAAAAAGTGCTATGTTTCCTGTTTGGTATTGAAAACGGGCCAGAAAGTTAGATAATCCCTTCATGCTTGGCAGAGCTGCGCCACTCGGCAGCGACAAAAAGCGACAATCTGAATATAACGAAGACCCCGCCCGTGCGGGGTTTTTGCTTTCCGGCGATACGACAGGGGTATTCGCGAGATGCGCTGCATCAATACCCCTGTCATATCGTCGTGTTGCATACGTAATCTCACAGGCTTCAGCGTTCACCGGGGATTTTTAGTAATATTTTGAAGATCTTCAGGGCTTCGGTTGTTAACTGATCATGTTCGCGAAAGTAACTGTCACACGCTGCCTGCTTTTGAGCAGGGGATAGATTGGGATTACTTGTTAATTCGGAAGTTTTAGCTGCTATTTCTGCCAAACGTTCAAAAATCTCTGAAATTCTTTGGTTATCAGTAGACAGCATTTTACTTACCTCGTATTTACCTGATATCAGTGGGTGCTGCATTGAGTCAGGGCTTTGCAATAGCTTCAAGTATTAGAATGCATACAATTTAAGTGGGCTGTTGCTGGCTTATATTATGGCAGAGGCGCTGGCGGTATGGTCAGATATTGACACTTTGAATGTTTGCATCCTAAATTATTGATGTGGTGAATCCCCCTGTGCGGAGGGGCGACCAGTCAGTTACAGAAACCTGTAAATGCAGCGCGGGCTATGCCGACTGGGGCAGGCTCACCGGGAGGCACCCGGCACCACACTGATGCCTTAACATAGTGACTGTAATGACAAAACCTTAGCTCTTTATGTCTGTCAGTCGATGATTAACGAACGTAACGGTAAAAACGAAGGCTTTCCTGGTAAATCGGTAGCTCGGACTATTAGGTACACCTTCCTTTCGTTACTGCCTTGGTAGCCGACTTTCCTCCAGCTTCTCTAAGTGGTTTTTTTGTTCATAATCTGCTCGAATTTGTGGCGAGCTTCCACAGATTGATTTTCAGTATGGTTATACTGTGAACTTATCTCCTTAGTTGATAACGATTATTGTTATCACTCCTTGCCTCGTTAAAGAGCTAACACCGCGTTATATGCGTATTCCGGGGATAAGCGCCGGAAAGGGGATGTGACTAAATGTATCGAGACCCAGCTCCTGCGGGGTTTTCTTTTCCTGTGCCCCTTCAATAGTTGCAAAACCTTTACATTTTTATTGATTGGGTTCTTAATCCACCCTGAGGAACACAGAATAAGAAGGTGGAGTAGTGGATCTCATTGAGCTGGCAGGGGGCGTAATCTGGCTATTGCTTGTAGTTCTCGCAACGTTTTTAATTGACCTTTGGTTCAGGCGTAAATGATTTCGTTATTAATGAGTTGAAGTAAGCATAATTCTCAAAAGGCTCGCATTCGCGGGCCTTTTACGTAACTGCAATCCCGTCAGGGCTATTAGGTAGAGCTGTGCTGCGCGACACGTCAATGCCATTCCGCGCAGAGTCCTGAACCAGATTGGAAGATGCCACTCAGTGGTGGCAGCACCGACGGCGCGTTAAAGAGCACCGCCGGGGCCCTGGTGGGCTATGACCAATTTGTGTGAACTGACTAACCTTTGTCATTGTGTATATCGGAATTACCATCAGGAGGTGCTCGGTCTGTCTCATAGTCATTTGCGGAGTAACAGCGGACGGGAGCGGAATTGGATGGCCTATCGTCGTCGTCGATAGTGGCTATTTTGCATAGCTCACCATCAGCCGTATTAAACAACAGAACCTCGGTCACATCTCCTTTGGCATTTTTCTTTTTTTCGATAAGTTGCCATGTTCCTGCTTGATTTTCGTATTTAGCATGCGGCTCGTCAGGAATTGGTGGGGGAGAAGATCTAGCATCATCACACCCGGAGATGCAAATCATGACAAGAACCGGAAGAAATTTGTTCATGTGATTACCTTGATTTGGCAGAATTTATCGGTAAGACGTTAGATGTTCATGAAAGTTCACTATTGACTTATTCAATTCGGTAACCTGTATGGCTCACATTCGCGGGCTTTTTCATCTATGCACCTGTGCCGGTGCATATCATCCTCAGAGCCTTAACAGGCGTGAGCCGATCAGTGGATCCTATGCATCCTGTCAATATCTGTAGGGGCTGGAAAAGGATTATGCCAAAGTCGAGAGCAACGCCAAAGGCGGTGCGCGCTCGCTGGCGAAATTCACCACAGGCGAGTATGACGCCTTCCTCTGGGTATCTGCGCCGGGCCGGTCGAATAAGTTTCTGGGCGCTGTTTGCCGTTGTGCTGGTTGTAGCATGGCACTGGCTGGCATGCTCATGGATGTGCTGCTGGTTATCCTCGAGGCGTTGGAGGTCTGCAGGTGCTGGTCATTTACAAGAAAAACGTGACTTTGTGCAAAAGGCATAGAAATGATGCCTTTGACAGAATGCCTGCTATTGACGATAAGAGTGATAGCATCATAGATTGTCGGCGTGGTGAATCCCCCTATGCGGAGGGGCGTAAACAGCATTGTTATTATCTGCTAAACCGTATGCGCGAGTCATGGTGGCTGACCAAATGCTCACCGGGAGGCACCCGGCACCACACTTCCACTAAACATATTTAAGATTTATGGCAGGTTTACTTTTGCGGTTGCCCTTCTATGTTTATAGAACGTAACGGCAAAAGTGAATGCTTCCTGGTAAATCGGTAGCTCGGACTATTAGGAGTGCCTTCGTTTCGTTACTACCTAGAATGCCTACTTTCTGCCCGCCTTCAGGCGGGCTTTTTTACGCCATCAATAGGGCGCTTCAGAAAGAAAAGGTAAACATCATTTGAAGGCTGCGCTTTGCGTGGCCTTTCTTATTTCAGGCTCACGGGAACCATCATCGATACGGCTCGTTGTTAAATCAGCCCGATGAGCCTGACCCCTTCACGCACAAAGCGCCATCCGTAATCAACGGAGGTGAGGTTATGACCAGAATGAGCACCATATATAGCAGACTTTCATACGGCACCGGGACCGCACTGACGGGCTGCGGTGTTTCCACTAAGGCATATGCCGGGGCAGTCAAAACAGAGGTATGGATTTTGGCCGACAAAATAGCGGGGCTGACCCTGAGTGACTGGGCGATCATTGTCGGTATTGCATGCACTGTCATTACCTGCGGGGTCAACTGGTATTACCGACGAAAGGAAAGGGAGGACAGATTGAATGGCTATGGCGTCAAAGTTGAGGAATAAGCTCAGCGTCACCATGCTGGCCCTCATTGCTGCTGGTGCGTCGGCTCCAACATTGATGGATCAGTTCCTTGATGAGAAAGAAGGAAACAGCCTTACAGCGTATCGCGATGGCAGTCAGGGGATCTGGACAATTTGCCGCGGGGCCACCCGTATAGATGGTAAACCCGTCACTCAGGGTATGAAACTGACCCAGGCCAAATGTGATCAGGTAAACGCGATAGAGCGCGACAAAGCGCTGGCATGGGTGGATCGGAATATCCATGTCCCTTTGACCCCACCACAAAAAGTAGGCATTGCCTCGTTCTGTCCATACAACATCGGGCCCGGTAAATGCTTCCCGTCTACGTTCTATCAGCGGATTAACGCCGGTGATCGTAAAGGCGCATGTGAAGCGATTCGCTGGTGGATTAAAGACGGAGGGAAGGATTGCCGGGTGCGCTCTAATAACTGCTACGGGCAGGTAACACGCCGTGATCAGGAAAGTGCGCTGACTTGCTGGGGGATTGATCAGTGAGTGCAGCCTACTTAAAGCCAGCTATCGCCGTAATGATTATTGCTGGTGCCTTTGTTGCTGGTTTAGCCTGGAGCGATCGGGCATGGGAAAAGCGGTGGGCAGAACGTGATAGCGCCGAATCGTCCCAGGAGGTTAACGCGCAAACCGCCGCCCGGATGATTGAACAGGGGCGTTTAATCGCCCGCGATGAGGCCGTAAAAAATGCTCAAGCGCAAACAGCTGCAGCGCGTACTGCTGCCGCTAATCTCTCTGATACTGTTAGCCAGCTGCGGCAGCAGGCAAAAAAACTTGCCACCCGCCTGGACGCCGCAAGCCACACCGCAAGTCTCGCCGCTACCGTCAGAAGCAAAACAACCGGCGCCACCGCCGGAGTGCTCGCCGACATGCTTGGAAACCTTGCAGAAGAAGCTCGACGGTATGCTGCAATCGCTGACGAACGCTACACAGCAGGAATGACCTGTGAGCGGATTTACGAATCAGTAAGAACGTCTATCCCCAGCAAGGGATAAGATGGTGTTTATCCCTTTGTGGGGATATCGACTGTATAGCCTCGCATCTGCGGGGCTTTTTTATTCGCAAAAGGTAACGCGATGAAGAACTTAAAAATTGCATACGTAGACGAGAAGCTGGTGGCGATTGAGTGTGACGGATTGTCATGCTCATCGCTGCCCGTTTCAGAGTTTCCCATCGACAGTACCGCTTTAACTCTTCTCCCTCAACTCATGCTCGAGGATGTTTATGCCGCCACGAGCTAAACGACCTTGCCGGCACAGAGGATGCACGGCTGTGACCAATGATGTCGGAGGATACTGTGAGATCCACCGGCAGCAACACGCTGGTGATGGCTGGCGTAACTATCAGCCCGGAAAAACTCGGCAGGAACGTGGTTATGGTCGACCGTGGGAAATTAAACGGGCCCGTATCATGAAGAGGGATAAATACCTTTGTCAGAACTGCAGGCGAGACGGTATTGCCACGAAAGCCTCAAGTGTCGACCACATCATTCCTAAAGCTCATGGCGGTACCGATGATGACTTTAATCTGGAGTCATTGTGCTGGACCTGCCACAGCAAGAAAACAGCAACAGAGAGAACCCGATGAAGAGTTTCAAAATTGAATACGTTGATGGCGTTTTGACCGTTCTGGAGACGGATGGTCAGTCACGAATGAATGAAGCCGTACATGGCATCCATTTTGAGCATGTCCAGGGCGGCCGCCCACTGCTGAAACTGACGATTGCACATGATATTGCTCCGGCCCCTGTTTCATCACCTGCACTGGATCAGGAGCCTTTAGAGGGGGAGCTGGTGCAGGAACAACAGACAATGGTTCCCGGTGGTCGCCGTTCACGTCATCGTCGTGGAGGTAAGCAATGATGTATCAACGCACGGATCTGACGCTTTCCATGTTCTATGCATCCAGCGCTGATGCAGACGGGAACAAAGTGGCTACGTTGACGATGCAGGTCATCGCTGCAGAGGCTGGGGCCGTCCAGACCAGCCAGCTGCGATCTATCACCGATAGCGCGAAGAAAAAAACGTATAGCGTAGGTGAACAATCTGTCAGTAATGGTTCCGATCCGTTGCTGGTCGCGATTGAGAATTACTGGCGTCAGAGTACGGATGTCGTCGTTAAAGGATTGATCGCCGAGGTGACCGACTTCATCGCAGGGAACATCAACTCAGTCAGCACCTGGATCGGTCAGTTTGGGATGAAGGTGTTCGAGAACCAGCCATTAGATGAACGGCTACCAGAAAGCGTACTGCAGGCCGATGGAGGCTCCGCTACCGCGACAGGATCCTGATCGCCGGTATAACAACTGGTGTTCATTGAACGTCTGAGATACGCCGGCCCACGCAGTGCGAACCGTATTCGCCGCCGGCGCAGCCGGAATGACGACCTCCACCTCGACAGATGCAGCTGCAGCCAGGGGTAGGGGGGAGCAAATCCCTGACCCCTTTCGCGCTTCGGGACTGCCCGTTGAAGTCTATTTTTACACGCCAGAAATAAGAAACTTTTTTCCGGAAGGTTTCATCTATCAAAGGAACGTTTATGGCCGGAGGAATTCGATCGTCCGGTGGTGGCCGAAAACCCACTTTACCCACCGGGCAAAAAAGCAAATTAACACGTATTGCGCCTCCCGCTGAGTTAATGGGGGAGGCGGCAATAAGAATGTGGAAGACGCAAAGCAAAATACTCATCGACCGAGGGGTGTTTGAGCTGGAGGACGCACCTTTGTTGCTGGCTTACTGCAATGCTTTTCATCTGATGCTCGAAGCCGAAAAAATGCTGGCCAGCGGACTGACCTCAGAAAGTGAAATGGGGGGGCTGAAAAAACACCCTGCAGTTAATGTCCGGAATGACTCGGTTTCCCAGCTTGCCCGCCTGGGCTCTCTGTTGGGGTTAGATCCGCTCAGTCGTCTTCGCATGACCAGCGGACAAAAGGATCCGGACGATGACGGGAATGAATTCGATGAGTTTGACTGATGGCAACCTATCCGAACGTCAATGCAGCGAACCAGTATGCGCGGGATATCGTTGGCGGGAAGATTCTGGCGTGTCAGTTAACGATACTTGCCTGTCAGCGACATCTGGACGACCTCGAACGAGCAAAGGATCCCCACTGGCCCTACCGCTTCGATAAAAACAAAGCAGAACGATTTCTTCGTTTTGCCCAGAAAATGCCTCATACCTCAGGGGAATGGGCCCGGCGTAAACTCCGGATTGAATTTGAAGCCTGGCAGAAGTTCGCTCTTGGCGTACCGTTTGGATGGGTACACAAGAAGACAGGCCTGCGTCGTTTCTCTGAAATCTATATCGAGGTGCCCAGAAAGAACGGGAAATCCGCTATTGCCGCTGCTGTAGGAAATTATATGTTTTGTGCAGATGGCGAGCATGGTGCAGAAGTCTATTGCGGCGCCACGACTGAAAAACAGGCATGGAAGGTATTTTCTCCGGCGCTGCAAATGGTGAAAAAGCTGCCGGCATTGCGGCAAAAATTCTCGATAAAACCCTGGGCAAAAAAAATGACGCGCCCTGACGGTTCGGTTTTTGCGCCTGTGATCGGTGACCCGGGGGATGGTGATTCGCCATCATGCGCCATCATTGATGAATATCACGAACATACTACTGATGCGCTTTACACCACCATGACCACCGGTATGGGGGCTCGTGAACAACCGATGACACTGATCATCACCACCGCCGGCTATGACATTACATCCCCTTGCTATGAAAAGCGTACTCAGGTTGTCGAGATCCTGCGGAGAACCCGTAATGGCGAGGAAAATGAAACCATATTTGGGCTGATTTATGGCCTTGATGATGATGATGACTGGACGACTCCTGAGGCATTAATCAAGGCAAACCCCAACTATGGCATTTCGGTAAAAGCAGATTTTCTCCGGGCGAAACAATTATTGGGTATGTCGACGCCCGGGCAGACAAACAAGATTCTGACCAAACATTTCAATCGCTGGGTAAGTGCAAAATCAGCTTATTACGACCTGAGAAAATGGATGGATGCGGCCGATAAAACCCTTAAGTTGTCAGATTTTGAAGGGGAGGAATGCTGGCTGGGTATCGATCTGGCCTCGAAAGTTGACCTCAATGCCGTGGTTCCGGTTTTTCGTCGTGAAATAGACGGAATAACACATTTTTACTGTGTTTCTCCTCTGTTCTGGGCACCGGAAGAAACCATTTACTCGCAGGAGACCGCGCTGAAGAGTACCGCAGAACGTTATCAGTCCTTTGTCCGGCAGGGGAAGTTGATCCCGACCGATGGCGGTGAAGTTGATTACAGACTGATATTTGAAACGATCCTGAAATTGCGGAATATCGTAAAAATTGCCCAATGCCCCATTGACCCTTATGGCGCGACTTCATTACGTCACATGCTCGAGGAAGAGGGGCTTGAGCCTGTCGAGATAAGACAAAATTTTACCCATATGAGTGATCCTATGAGAGAGATTGAGGCTGCGCTCATCTCGGGGAGATTCCATCATGACGGACACCCTGTCATGAACTGGTGTATTTCCAATATTGTCGGCCAGTATCTTCCCGGAAGTGACGATATTGTGCGTCCCGGGAAGGAAGGGCGGCAGAACAAGATAGATGGTGCGGTTGGTTTAATGATGGGGCTGGGGCGCGCCATGCTTAACAGTTCAGTGATGACATCCGTATATGATGAGGAAGATATAGCATGCTAATTTCAGTTCTGAGTTTTATTGTCGGCCTCACTGGTGCTGGATTGTTATCAGCAGGCGCCTGGCTTATTTCTCCATCAGTGGGATTGATAACAGGAGGGATTATTTGTCTGGGCTGGTCATATATGACAACCCGGGCCTTTTCCTCCGGCATCAGCAATGGCGGAGGTAAATAATGTTCCTACCCCAGATGTTCAGGGGCCGACAATACTCGGGTAATAGCTTCTGGGAAGCCATGCTGGGCGGGGTTCGTTCAAGCCAGAGCAAAACTGGCATCATAATCACGCCGGAAACCGCTCTTGGACTTTCAGCGGTCCGGGCCTGTGTCACCCTCCTGGCGGAGTCCGTCGCGCAGCTGCCGTGCGAACTCTACCGGCGGGATAAAAATGGCGGGCGCCAGCGTGCGACGGACCACCCGGTTTATGACCTGATTCACACCCAGCCCAACAGGAAAGACACCTCATTCGAGTATTTTGAGCAGCAGCAGGGGTTACTGGGGCTTGAGGGAAATTGCTACTCGATCATCGAACGGGACGGAAAAGGCTACCCGAAAGAGCTGATCCCCATTAACCCGAAAAAGGTCATTGTGCTGAAAGGGCCGGACGGTATGCCGTATTACGAACTCCCGGAAGTCGGCGAAATTCTGCCGATGCGCATGATGCACCATGTGAAGGTCTTTTCTCTGGATGGCTATATCGGCAGTTCCCCCATTCAGACGAACGCCGATGTTCTGGGGCTGAATCTGGCGGTTGAGGAGCATGCGGCCGCGACATTCCGGCGCGGGACAACGATGAGCGGGGTGATAGAGCGTCCGAAAGAGGCTGCGACCATTAAAAGCCAGGATGCTATTGATCGCCTGCTGGCGAAATGGACCGAGCGCCATTCCGGTATTCACAATATGTTCTCTGTGGCATTGCTGCAGGAGGGCATGAGCTACAAACAACTGTCGCAGGATAACGAAAAGGCGCAGCTGCTACAGTCGCGGCAGTGGGGCGTGGAAGAGGTCTGCCGGCTCTATAAAATCCCGCCACATATGGTGCAGATGCTGGCGAAAGCAACCAACAACAACATCGAGCACCAGGGCCTGCAGTTCGTGATGTATACGCTGCTGGCCTGGCTGAAACGCCATGAGGGTGCGCTGCAGCGCGATCTGCTTCTGCCCAGCGAACGCCGCGATTTGTACATCGAGTTCAACGTTTCCGGGCTGCTGCGAGGCGACCAGAAGTCACGCTATGAATCGTATGCGCTGGGCCGCCAGTGGGGATGGCTATCCACTAACGATATCCGGCGTATGGAGAATCTGCCGCCAATTGCCGGCGGGGACAAATACCTGACGCCGCTCAATATGGTCGACAGCGCGAAGATCCTTCCTGGCGATAAGTCGCCGACAGCAAAACAGCTGGCCGAAATCGAAACCCTTCTGGCCAGAGCCTGATTATTTCCCGCCGCGCGGGATGACCTGGAAGACAACATGACAACGAAATTAATTAACCTGCCGCACCTGGCAGATATGGTCTTTGGCGTGCCGCATTACGTGACGCGGCAAACAATGGACTCCGTGAAAGCGGTGCTCATCCCCCGTATTCAGGGGATCACCGAAGATGCCGCCATTCAGATGGCATTGAATCCGGGTAAATCACCTGCTGCTGAGCAGGTCCAGCCCACCGGCGGGGTGGCGGTGATCCCCGTTCACGGCATTCTCGTTCCACGCCGGGGGCAGATTACGGCGATGTGCTCCGAGCTGACCAGCTACGAGCGGATCCGCGGGCAGTTGCAGGCGGCGTTAAACGACCCCTCAATCAGCGAAATCGTTCTGGATATTAACTCCGGCGGCGGCGCAGCGGTGGGGTGCAAGGAGCTGGCCGATTACATTTATCAGTCTCGCGACACGAAACCCATCACGGCGATTGTGAACTACAGCGCGTATTCCGCCGCGTATTTCATCGCATCGGCCTGCAGCAAAATCATCGTCAGCCAGACCAGTGGCGTGGGGTCGATTGGTGTGATCATGGAGCACCTCGATACGTCGAAGATGGAAGAAAAAATGGGGCTGACGTTCACCACCATTTACCGGGGAGATAACAAAAATAATGGCACCCAACATGAACCACTGAGTGAAGAGTCGCTGGGTATGTTCCAGGGCATGATCGACGAAATGTACGAGACGTTTACGGGGTCGGTGGCCGAATATCGCGGCCTGAAGCAGCAGGCCATCATTGATACGCAGGCGGGGCTGTATTTTGGCCCTGGCGCTGTGTCAGCCGGCCTGGCGGATGAAGTCTCTGACCCCCAGGCGGCGATCAATGCTATCGCGGCAAAGTATCAGCAACCCCGTCAAAAAACCTCCATTCAGATGCAGGCAGCCGCGATGGACCTGCAAACCAAAATGTAACCCGGCGCAAACACAAACCGCGTCACCTTAAGCAGCCAGCAGGCTGCTTTTTTTATGTCTAAAAAGAGAGAAATAAAATGCCACATATTGAAGAATTGCGTCGTCAGCGTGCGGGTATCAACGAACAGGTTCAGGCCCTGGCAACCATTGACGCCAGCGGCGGCACGCTGACTGCGGAGCAGCTGACGGAGTTTGCGAACCTGCAGCAGCAGTTCACTGATATCAGCGCCAAAATTGAACGTCTGGAAGCCGCCGAACGTGCTGCGGCGCTGGTCGCAAAGCCAGTCAAGGCTACCCAGCAGGGGCCGGCTGTCATCGTCAAAGCTGAGCCGAAGCAATACACAGGCGCAGGTATGACACGCATGGTGATGTCGATTGCCGCAGCGAAGGGTGATCTGCGTGATGCAGCGGTCTTTGCCGCTGAAGAACTGAATGATCAGTCTGTGTCGATGGCCATTTCCACCGCTGCGGGTTCCGGTGGGGCGCTCATCCCGGAGAACATGCAAAACGAAGTCATCGAGCTGCTGAGCGACCGTACCATCGTCCGTAAGCTGGGCGCCCGCTCCATTCCGCTGCCTAACGGTAATCTGTCGTTACCGCGCTCGGCTGGCGGTGCAACAGCCAGCTACACCGGCGAAGGAAAGGATGCCAAATCGTCTGAATCAAAATTCGACGATGTAAAACTGAATGCCAAAACCATGATCGCACTGGTCCCGATGTCGAACCAGCTGATTGGCCGTGCCGGTTTTAACGTTGAGCAGCTGGTCCTGCAGGATATTCTGACCGCCATCTCTGTTCGTGAGGATAAAGCGTTTATGCGCGATGACGGTACCGGCGATACACCGATTGGTATGAAGGCGCGTGCGACACAGTGGAACCGCCTGCTGCCGTGGGAAGCGGGTTCCACGATCAACCTGAACACGGTCGATGAGTACCTGGATAAGATTATTTTGATGGCGATGGATGGCAACAGCCTGATGATCCGTTGTGGCTGGGGTATGTCGAACCGTACCTATATGAAGCTGTTTGGCCTGCGTGACGGCAACGGCAACAAAGTCTACCCGGAAATGGCGCAGGGGATGCTCAAGGGCTATCCGATTCAGCATACCAGCGCTATTCCGGTTAACCTGGGCGAAAGTGGCAAGGAATCGGAAATTTATTTCGCTGACTTTAATGATGTTGTTATCGGTGAAGATGGCGCCATGAAGGTCGATTTTTCCAGAGAAGCCACTTACCTGGATGCCGAAGGCAACACGGTTTCCGCGTTTGCGCGAAACCAGTCGCTGATCCGCGTCGTCCTCGAACACGATATCGGCTTCCGTCATCCGGAAGGGCTGGTGTTGGGTACCGGCGTCCTGTTCTAACCCACCCCTCTGTTAATAAAGCCCGCATATGCGGGCTTTTCCCTTTAAGGAGAATGTATGGCTGCGAAAAATAAAGCAGTGGAGCCGGAAGAAACGGCCGGACAGGACAACCATGCGACTGAGACCGCACAGGAAAACCATGCGAACGTTGTCGCACAGGCAGAACGTAAATCCGTTGTGTTCCTCGGTCCGCATAGCCGTTATTCCCGTGGTGATATCGCGTGGTTTGAAGGATCGCACGCCGAAGAGCTGGTTAAGCGCCGTATCGCGGTATGGCCGAAGGATGCCGAACGCGCGCTGAAACCGAAGCCGGGAGACAGCGATTTTGATACTGACATTGGATGATGTGAAAAACCAGCTACGCCTGGAACTGGATTTCACGGATCATGACGCCATGCTCACGCAAATGGTGAACGCCGCGCAGCGGAGCATCGAGCGTGATTATTACTGCAAGCTGGTCACCAGTGATGAAGAGCTGCAGGCACTCCCGGAAACCGTCCGCGGATTTATCGCGGATGAAGATATCCGTCTGGCCATTCAGTTTCTGGTCAGCGATGCGTATCTGAATGGCCATACCGGACAGTGGCTGGAAACCGCTGCGGTGAGGCATCTTCTTTTCCCCCTGCAGGAGCATACGCTATGAGCCTGAAACCGGGTGATATGAACTGTCGCATTGCGATTAGCTACGTACAGTCCGGTCGGGGGCCGCTGGGCGAACCGCTACCGGAAAAGCAGGTTGAATCGGGAAAAGCGTGGGCAAAACGGGAGCTGGTATCGGGGCGGAAAGTCCGCACGCTGGATCAGCAGCAGGTGGTGGAAACCTGCCTGTTTACGGTCTATCCGGGTGTGCTGGTTGATATCGACTGGAAAATCACGACGAAAAATCTGGTTTATACCGTCCGTAATATCGACCGCAAAACGGACCGGATCATTATCACGGGGGAGGCTGACGGTCGGCATGATAGAGCTGGCGATTAAGGGTGCGCTGGAGCGCATCACCGGCATGAATGCGCATCCGCTTTTACTGCCGGACACGGTCCAGGAAGGGGTGACATATCAGCGTATTTCGGATGCGCCGGTAGGGGCTGGCCTGGCCAGAACAGGGCTTTCCTCTGTCCGCATACAGGTGGCGATTTATCTGATCGATAACTACAGCCGCCTGCTGATGCTGGATAAGCAGATTTGGTCAGAATGGAAAGCCATTGTGCAAAGCCGTCTTGAGGATTGTCCGGTCAGTTACGTGACGCGCGGCAGTATCCAGCAGGACAAGATCACGCTGACCAGTGGTCGCATCCAGTACCGTCTGGTGCGCGACTTTATATTCACCACTCCGGAGTAACCCCATGCGCATTGAGATGAAATTCCCATCGGGGAAGGATTTTGAACGCCTGATTTCCGATATGGACAAGAAAGTCAGCACCAAGTTGTTGCGTGATGCCGGGCGCCGGGCGCTGGCCATCGTGCAGGAAGATATGCAGCAAAACGCCGGCTACGACGAGTTAAGCGGCGGGCCGCACATGCGCGACACGATCAAAATCCGTAGCTCAACCAGCGCAGCAAAGAGCGAGCGCTACGGGACTCTCATCACGTTTCGAGTCGGTCCCAGCAAAGCGCATCACATGAAAGTGCTGGCGCAGGAGTTCGGCACGGTGAAACAGGTGGCTAAGCCGTTTATTCGTCCGGCGCTGGATTACAACGTCGAAAAAGTGCTGTCGATACTGGCAGCTGAAATTCGCTATGGGCTGGAAGGCCGGTAGTCAAAAAGAGAGAGAAAAAATGGGTGAAGACGTCATTAAAAGCCCCTCGGAATATGCAAGCATTCCGGCGGGAACCCGCACGTACTGGGGTATGAAAGGCACGCTGAAGACGGCGGCAAAACTACTGCAAAGTACGATGGCCATCGGTGCCGTAGGCAAAAAGGGCACTTTCATGAAGGTGACACGCCTTATTGACCGTGATCCGAAATATATGGCCGATATGGGTGAGGGTGAGGATAAAACCCTGGTGTTTATTGCCGATCCGACGGATGCGAATCAGCAGGCGTTGCTGGAAGCGGCGGAGGCCAATAAGACCGTGGTGTTTTTCTTCGACTTCCCAAATGGGCGCTCGGCAGAAATGGAGCTGGTGCTGTCAGGATGGGCACAGCAGGCCGTTGACCAGCCTGATGGTAAAGTCCTGCAGGACGAGGTATACGGCAAGCAGAACGGCGGCGTGAAATGGACTACCACGAACGCCGCCAATAGTGGTAGTGAATAAAAGGAATAACGACTGTGAATTATCAAAACCTTCTCAACCCTATTATCAAAGCCCACCCGATTACGCTGCTTGGTCAGCAGATCTTTATTCGCCGTCTGACGCAGGAGGAATTATGGGATTATGAAGCAGACCTGCAGGCGCTGGAAAAGAGCGATGACAACGCTCGCCAGACCTCTATTCGTGGCATCACACTGTTTCTCTCTGCGCTGGTAAATGAGGACGGAAGCCGCCCGGCAGCGGATGAACTCCCGGCCGCAGAGGCTTTTCTGTCAGCCCATTCGGGAGCAGATCTGCTGGAGGCGGTCATTGCTGTACAGCGTCATGCTATCGGCACACTGGAAGATGCCAAAAAAAACTAACCGAATCACCCCAGCTGCGCACCCTGTTTGCGCTGGCAGATCGCTGGGGTGAGCCGGACCCCACGAAACTGGCCGCCATGCCGGCGAACATCCTGACCTATTGGGAGGCGTACTTTGCGCTCCTTAAAGAAGAGGGAAAACCACCGCTGGCGGCTCCACAGTCATCTGCAGCACCCTCTGCCGTGGCCCGGGATGATGATTTTGAAAACTGCCTGAGGGTTCTTGGAAATGGCTGATGTAGCATCACTCGCTGTCGCGTTGCACCTCAACCGTGCGACGTTTAATTCGCAGTTCGCTGACGCGATGCGTCAGGCGGATGGCAACGCACAGCAGTTCAACAAAAAGGCACAGGCTGATGCAGCAAAAACTGAGGCTGCCTTTAAGGGGATCGGCGTAGGTGTAAAAGCCGCTGATGCTGAATTTTCCAGGCTGGATAAACGTATCGAAAAGCTGGGGTCACTAAGGCTTACCGGGCTGGATGAGATGCGTAACGTACTGGCGAATCTGTCTGCCGGTAGTGGCGTTACCGGCAGCAGTTTCACCACTGCGGTGATCTCGGCGCTGACCGAAGGTATGAGTACTGCGCTGACCAGTAGCACCCAAAGTCTGGAGCTACAGCGACAGGCTCAGATTGCCGCTTCGCAGGCGGCGGTAGATGGCGCGCAGGCGTCTATCAACAATGCCCGCACGCTGCGAGAAGAGGCACTGGCGCGGCAGAAAGCAGCCGTACAAACGATTCAGGCGGCGCAGGCGGAGCGCGAGAAGGCGTTTGCGCTGGATGAGTATTATGCCAAACAGGCAGAGGTCAATAAGCAGTATGGCATCACGGCCAGCTATGAAGCAGAGCACGCGAAAAACGCCCGCACCATCAGCGAGGCCAATATAGCTGAGGCCCGCGGGAAAAAGAGCCTGGCAGAAGCCACAAAAGAGGTTCTGGCCGCAGATATCGCTGAGTCTGACGCCAAGCGTACCCTGACCACCTCAACGCGAACGCTGGCCACGGCCAGCCAGGAGCTGACGTTCCGGCAGCGCGCAGCGGCGGCGGCGGCGGGAACACTGCATGGCGCCCTGGCGCTGGTCGGTGGCCCGGTCGGGATCGGTATCATGGCGATCGCCGGCGCGGTGACGATGCTCTATTCGTCGTTTTCAAAGTCTCAGGAAACTATCAGCGGCTACAGCAATGCGTTATTCAAATCAGGGCAGCAGTCGATTATGTCGGTTCAGTATCTCCAGAGCCTGCAGTCGCAGCTGGGAGATACTGACGGTGCCGTAAAAGCTATCACCGCGTCTGTTAATGCCGGATTCGGTGGTGAAATGCTGGACCGCGTTGCCGGACTTGGCGCCCGGATGGAAGAGCTGGGGCAGAGTTCGGGGGATCTGGTCTCGATGCTCACGAATCTGCAGGGCGATCCTGTCCAGGCGATGGAGAAGCTGAACAATCAGGGAATTCAGCTAAACGCGACGTTTATCGATCAGATAGTCACGCTGCAGCGCCAGGGCAGGGAAAGTGAGGCTACGGCGCTCCTGCAAAAGCAGGCGATGGCCGAGCTGGAAAAGCAGATAAAGGATCAGGAAGATAAGGTTGAGGGGCTGAAAGGGGCCTGGAAATCGCTGAAGGATTATGTCAGCAGCGCGTTTAAAACAATGGGTGACGCCCAGATGGCCACAGCCCAGGCGCAGGCGTCAGCATTGGGAATAAACCTGACACCCAGCCCGGACCCGGCGATAAAACAGCGCGAAGAGGTGGAAAGGCTGCGGAAGGAGCAAGAGAAGCTGCGGAAAGATACAGCTGATCGCCTGAAGGCCGAAAATACCGTTCAAGGACTGATGGCTGCTGGCGTGACAAAAGAGAAGCAGCGCGCCGATGCACTGGCGGTTCTCAATCGCACTCTCAAGAAAGGAACGGAAGAGTACGCGCAGGCGTTACGCGGTATAGATAAATTGTACGGGGAGAAGCAGAAGAAACCGGCGGCGTACAAAGATGACCAGGCCACCCAGCGTCTGCAGAGTCTGCGCGAGCAGGAATCGGTTCTTCGTCAGCAAAACCAGCAGACCGTTAACCTGACCGGTTCAGAGCGAAAGCTGCTGCAGTTCAACCAGGAGATCGCCGATCTCAAGGCAAAAAAAATCCTGACCGCCGGGCAGCGCAGCATTCTCAATGCTGAGCAGGAGCTGCGCGCTCAGCTGAACATCAATGTACAGCTGGAGAAGGCGAACGTGCAGCGCCAGCTGTCGCTGAAAATGCAACAGGAGAATAATGAGCTGCACCGCTCAACCATTCAGCTACAGGCCGAGATGGATGCCAACGTGGCCAGGATGACGATGAGCAGCGCCGCCTATGACCAGATGGCAAAGGAGCAGCAGGTCAGGTCGAAATTTTCAAAGCTGCGCGAGGATGCAGAGAAAAAAATCAAACCAACTGAGGAGGCGTATTTTCAACAACAAACACGCTTCCTAAATGCAGAAGAACAAAAGCAACTGAGCATCGTTCGCAATGGTGCCCGGGATAAAGCGCAGATTGAGGGTTCATGGGCCGAGGGGTTACGCGCAGGGTTGCGTGAATGGGGCGCCGATGCAACCAACATTTATGCCCAGGTTCGTGACACCTCCGTCAATGCAATGGACGGCATGGCCAATTCTATCTGGCAAATGGCGTCGCGGGGTAAATCGTCCTTCAAGGAGATGGCGCTGTCTATCATTGACGATATTGGGCAGATGATAACAAAAATGCTCTTTTTTCAGTCTATCCGATCTGCAGGCTCTGCTATGTCGGGGTCCGGGATTGGCATCCTCGCGGATTTTGGCGGGTTTCTGTCTGGATTCTCCGGCGGTGGGTATACCGGTGATGGCGGGAAGTATGAGGTTGCCGGACCAGTCCACCGGGGTGAGTGGGTTGTGCCACAGGAGGTGGTTAAAAGGCCAGGCATGCTCAGCTTTCTGAACCAGTTAACTTACGGTAGTGGCTACGCCAACGGTGGGCTGGCTGGCGTGCCGAGCGGGCCGCTTCCAATGACTGGTGAGAGCCAGCGAGCAGCAGGGGGAATAACGGTTAATATCCCGATACAGGTGGTCAATAGTAACGGTAATCCGGATCAGTCCGGGAAGCGGTCAGAGAGTGGTATCGCTCAGATGAAGCAACAAATCGTTCAGATAGTTTTGAGCACCCTGGATAAGGAAATGGGTAACGGTGGGATGATCGATGTGAAACTGAGGAGCATGCGCTAATGGCCGCACTGGAAACCTTCGACTGGTCGCCGCTGAATGGTCCTGCCGCGGATATTAAATATGCGACCCGGTCCGTGAAATATGGTGATGGTTATGAGCAGATCACTGGCGACGGTATTAATCCTGAATCGCAATCATGGCCACTGACATTCACCGACTACAGGGAGGAGGTCATGCCGATCCTGCAGTTTTTACGCCGTCACGGTGAAACAAGCGCATTCCTGTGGGTTAATCCGCTAGGAGAACTGGGGCTATACCGTGCGACACAGATAAAGCCTCAACTGCTTGATTTTGCGCGCATGACCGTTACTGTTACGTTTGTGACGGCATACAGAGCCGCACCGATATAATGGAGAATGATAATGCAAAAAATGGTACTGGCGCTGGCCAGCATCGCCGTTCTTTTTTCCGGTACAACGGCAGCACGTGAGCTAACAGCGTCGGAAAAAAAGATTATCGAAGAGTCTGCTAAGCAAGAGCTAAAAGATCCGGATAGCGCAAAAATTTATTGGCAACCGGATATGGGAGGTAACTCCTATTGCGCACAAATTAACGCCAAAAATGCTTATGGTGGTTATGCAGGCAAGGCGCTGTTAACAGCGGCAGTAAAAAGAAGTGGAGAGGGGAAAATCATTCAGGCAGGTGTCATCATTTATAGCGACGATATGATAGAGGTGATGATGCCAATCTGTACCGATGCTGGCTACCACTTTCCCCGTTAACCTCCCGTGCCGTCCGGCACTCATACCATCAACTTAACCCCGCTCAGCGGGGTTTTTTATTATTGGGACTACGGTCCCGCAGCGAGGACATTATGGGCATTGCAGCCGACGATCAAAAACTGGAACCCGGGAACGTCATCACTCTGTTCGAAGTGGATGGTACCACTTTTGGTGCAGACGTACTGTATTTTCACAACCACGCTATTCCGTATACCGAAGAAGAAATTATCGCCGCTGGCAGCGATGCGGAAAAGCTGACGGGCAAACCGATTTACTGGCAGGGCGTGAAATATACGCTCTGGCCATGTGAGATCGAGGACGTTGAGTCCAACGGTGAAGGTTCGCCAGCTTCCCCCAAGCTGTCCATTGCGAACCTGGATGGCTCAATCAGTGCGTTATGCCACATGTTCCAGGATATGAAGCAGGCGAAGGTAACGGTTCACCGCACGTATGCGCACTATCTCGATGCCAGGAACTTCCCTGACGGCAACCCACAGGCTGACCCGACAGCAGAGCAGATTGATGTTTTTTACATTGACAGTAAATCCAGCGATGACGATGAACAGGTCCAGTTCAAGCTTAGCTCGCCGGTGGATGTTACCGGACAGAAGTTGCCTGCACGCCAGATGACCAACCGTTGTGCCTGGTGCATGCAGGGCCAGTACCGTGGTGCTGACTGCGGCTATACCGGCACGCGTTATTACGACAAATTCGGCAATCCGGTAGACAACCCGGCACTGGACGTCTGCCCGGGAACGGTCGCGGGCTGTAAGTTACGTTTTGGTGATGATGCCATGCTGCCGTTTGGCGGATTCCCGGCTATTGGTCTGCTGAGGATGTAGTCATGCTGAGCCAGAGACTGAAAACCGCTATTGAGGCGCACGCCGCGGATGTTTACCCGAACGAATGCTGTGGCCTGATTACACGGGTCGGGCGGCAGCGCCGATATATTCGCTGCGAAAACAGTCATGAAATGCCGACGGAGCATTTTCGGATCGCAGCCGGTGACTGGATTGCCGCAGAGGATGCCGGCGACGTGCTGGCCGTAGTGCATTCGCATCCGGATGCCGGTCCGCATGCATCCGCCGAGGACCTGCAGGGCTGTCAGAAAACAGGCCTGCCGTGGATCATTATTAGCTGGCCAGGAGGCGACTACACCATCACGACGCCGGAAGATTCCCCGCCTCTTCTGAACCGTCCGTTTATCCACGGTAGCTGGGATTGCTATGGACTGGTCCGCGACTGGTATATGCAGGAGCGTGGTATCGAACTGCCTGATTTTCCCAGAGAGGACAACTGGTGGACCCGGGGGGAAAACCTGTATGTGCGGCACTATGCGGAAGCCGGGTTTTATTCTCACGCCAGCGAGCTGCAGGCAGGTGATGTGATCCTCATGCAGTACAGAGCGGACGAAATCAACCACGCCGGCATTTACCTGGGCAACGGAAAAATGTTGCACCACATGTATGGCCAGCTGAGTGGTGAGGTTCCATACGGTGGGATCTGGCGGGAGCGAACCATGCTGACGCTGAGGCATAAAAATGACGACTAATACGATAGAGAAAATGGTTCTGGTTCGCCTGTACGGCAAGCTGGGCAAGTTGTTCGGCCGGGAGCATCGCCTGTCGGTATCTTCTGTACGGGAGGCTATCCGCGCGCTGTGCATCATGGTTCCAGGACTGGAACGATGGCTGGAGACCAGCGAGGGACGTGGAGTCACGTACATGGTCTTTAACGGTGAAAAAAATCTGAGCCAGGATGACCTGTTTCTGAATGGTGTGCATGACGTAATCAAAATTGCGCCTGTGATTATTGGCAGTAAAAAAGCCGGGGTGTTCCAGACCATTTTTGGTGCCGTACTCGTTGCCGTTGGTATGGTGCTGAGTTTTACCCCTGCCGCCGCTGCCTCGCCGTTCCTCTACAAAATGGGGGCGGCGATGATGCTGGGCGGCGTTGTACAAATGCTGGCGCCCAGCGGTACCCAGGGTATGACAACGGATCGGGATACGAAAAAATCGTACTCATTTGGTGCGCCTGCTAATCAGGTCGCTGCCGGCAACGGTGTACCGATCTTGTATGGCCTGCGTGAAATAGGCGGCGTCATTATCAGTGGCGGTATTTATACCGAAGAACAGCAATAAAAAAATGCATTTTACCCTTCCCGCCACGGCGGGATTTTTTTTGCCCGGAGTTTGAGAATGGCTGAAATAAAAGGAATCGCTGGCGCTAAAAATAACGGTGGTAACAAGGATAACGGGCAGAATCGCGGGACGGAAATTGCCTCGGTCGCCTATATGAAAATCTTGCTGGCACTGTCAGAAGGTCAAATTGCCGGTCAGTTTACCGGTCAGGATATTTGCCTCGACGGTACGCCGTTGCTCGATGCCGATGGCCATGAAAATTTTCCGGGCGTGACGTGGGAGTGGCGCAGTGGTCTGGTTGACCAGGATTACATTCAGGGTTTCCCGGCGGTCGAAAACGAAATCAGCGTCAGCACGGAAATCAAGTCTGGCACCCCGTGGGTAAAGGCGATCAACAACACGCAGCTGTCGGCTGTTCGCCTGCGTATTAAATTTCCGAACGGGGTCTACAGCCTGCGTGACAGCGGTGGCAAAGATGGTTACCGCATTGAGTTCGCTATCGATGTTTCAACAGACGGCAGCACGTATACCGAATATGGCCGCGATACCGTCGATGGCATAGCTAACACGGGCTATGAGCGCAGCTACCGCATCGATTTGCCGCGGGCAAACTCCGGCTGGCAGATCCGCGTTCGCCGTCTGACTGAGAATAAGAATAATAACAAAACGGCGGACGTAAGTCGTATCGAGTCGATAACGGAAATCGTTGACGCCAAACTGCGCTATCCGAACACCGCGCTGTTGTTCGTTCAGTTCGATTCAACGCTTTTTGATGGCCGGACACCGACCGTGACGGTCAAGGCAAAGGGGCTGGTCATTCGCGTACCGTCGAACTATGACCCTGTCGAACGTACCTACAGCGGAAGCTGGGACGGGACCTTCAAGTGGGCCTGGTCGAATAACCCCGCCTGGATTTTTTACGATCTGGTGCTGAACAAACGCTATGGACTTGGAAAGCGTATTTCGTCCGACCAGGTGGATAAATGGACCCTGTATCAGATCGGCCAGTATTGCGATGCGCCGGTCTCAGATGGTGCTGGCGGAAAAGAGGCCCGTTATCTCTGCGATCTGTATATATCCCAGCGGACTGACGCCTGGACCGTATTAATGGATCTCGCGAACATTTTTCGGGGCATGATTAGCTGGTCGAATAATCTGCTGTCGGTTGATGCCGATATGCCGCGTGAGATGGACCCCGATTTTGTTTTCAACAAATCGAATATTGTCGGCTCCTTCACGTTCTCCAGCACGTCCGAGCGGACCAACTATAGCGCGGCCATCGTCACTTACAGCAACCCACAGAATAACTATCAGGACGATCAAGCCAGCGTCTATTCGCAGGAGGTTGCAGACCGCTTCGGATTTAACACTATCGAGTTGTCCCGGATTGGCTGTACACGTGAATCCGAGGCGCAGCGCCACGGCGCCTACGCCATCGAGACAAACCGCGACGACAATGGCGTTGAGTTTAAAACGGGGATGGAGGGTCGCATTCCCCGTGTTGGCAAGGTTATCGGTATCAACAATGCCCCTATGGCTGGCCGGCAGAACGGCGGTCGTGTGGCGGCAGTCTCAGGAAAAAGGATTACTCTCGACCGCGCGGTCGCGGCAAAAGCCGGGGATACGCTCATCATTAACCTGCCGGACGGAAAGTCGCAGGGGCGTAAAGTTCAGGGTGTGCAGGACCGTATTGTTACGGTAGAGCAGGAGTATAACCCGGCACCGCAGGCGGAGGCGGGTTGGATTCTGGATCAGTCAGACCTGGCCATTCAGCAATTCAGGGTTAAGCGCATTGTGAACAATAACGATGGCACGGTCACTATTAACGGCCTGCCGTATAACCCGAACAAGTTTCCCCGGGTGGATGATGGCGCGGTGATCGAAGACCGTCCTGTGACCGTTGTTCCCCCACGGGGACAGGAGGCACCGGACGACATTACCATTTCCAGCCTCTACCGGGTGTCGCAGGGGATTGGCATCACCACCCTGGTTGCCACCTGGTCGCCGGTGAAAAATGCGATTGCGTATGAAATGCAGTGGCGTCAGAACAATGGTGACTGGATTAACCTGCCGCGCACCGGCAATACGCGGTTTGAGGTCGATGGTATCTATACCGGTCGATACGTTGTGCGTGTGCGGGCGATTAACGCGCAGGATATCGCGTCCGTATGGGGGATCTCGAAAGAAACCGAGCTGACCGGTAAGTCTGGTGCCCCACTTCCGCCGCTGGCGCTGGCAACCCGTTCGCTGGTTCATGGGGTCCAGGTTAGCTGGGAATTCCCGACCGGCTCCGGGGATACGCTGCGCACGGAACTGCAGTACAGCAAAAATCAGGACGGCAGTGCGCCGACGCTGTTATCAGACGTGGCCTATCCGGGGAAAAGCTATCAGCAGATGGGCCTCAGTATGGGCGCAGAATTCTGGTATCGGGCGCGCCTTGTGGATCGTCTTGGCAATGAAAGCCCGTGGACCGGCTGGGTCCAGGGGATGGCCAGCGATAACTTTGATGACTACTACGAAAACCTGACCGACGCGATCAAGGATACTGCTGCCTGGGAGGAAACGCAGCGCACCATTAGCGAAACACAGGAAGGTATCCGCAATACACAGCAGGAACTGGAGCAGACCGCTGAAGCTCTGCGTAAGGAAGCCGAAGACCAGACGAAGCAGGTCAGCCAGGATATTGATGCATCGGCGAAAAGCATCACGGCTGATGTTGACGGGAAGATCTCCGCCGTGAATAAAACCATCACGGATGAGATCACCTCGGTCAATGAGGCTCTCGATTCTGGTCTGGCTCAGGCAAACAAAGGCGTTCAGGAGGCAAAATCCGCCGTCGCAGATGCGAACAAGCAGATCGCAACTGTGAACAAGTCGCTGACCGACAGCATCACCCAGGTAAGACAGTCAGTCACCGATACGGCTGCGGAAATCAACGCCACCATCGACCTGGAGATTGCCAGGGTCAGCAAAACGCTGGCCGACGGCGATGCCGCATTGAATGCGCAGATAAAGACTGCCGAAAATGGCCTGAAGCAGTCGCTGTCTCAGGTCAACACCACGCTGACCAATGCGGTGAAGCAGGAGACCGCGGATCGTATCGCCGATGTTAACGCGAAGGCGTCACAGGCCGCTGATGAACTGCTGGCGGCAACGCAGGGGATTGAGGCGAGTATCGAGAGCCTGACTCAGGTGATGAAGACCGCCGATGAAAATCTGGCGCGGGAAATGTCCAGCCTCGCTGCCGGCGCTAATATCCAGTTCGATTCGCAGGTTATCTGGCATTTCAACAATCAGACGACCGAGGGCTGGACCGGCAGCGCCGGCGTACCGGGTGTGTCACAGGATGGCTGGTTACGCCCGGCGGACAGCGCCACCGATCCGTACATTACCTCTCCAGGCGGGCTGGCTGTCGATGGTGCGGCGTACCGTTTCATCATGCTGCGCTTTCGTAAAACCGGCAAACCAGTCTGGGCGGGTGAGATCCGCTGGGTGTCTGCCGGCGAAAACTTCAATAACACGAAGCGATACATTGTTGCTGAGCCGGAATATGCCGATGGGGTGGCAACCCTGACGGTGCGTGATATTCCGTGGACAGGGAACATTGATCGTATTCGCCTGGACCTGACGAACCAGCAGGATGCCAGCAACTTTATCGAATTCGACTGGATCGCCGTTGGCCGGCCAGCACCCGGCGCCAGTACGGCGGCTTTGCAGGATGTGCGCATTACGCTGAGTAACGCGCTGACTGCCGAAGCGCAGGCACGCAGCACGCTGGCGGCGCAGATGCGTGGCTCCTATGATGGGAGCGATCTGGAGAAAGTCACCTCCGGGCTGCTGTACCAGGAAAAAACCGCACGCGTTACCGCCATCTCGGCGGAAGTTAAGGCCAGAGAGTCCCTGCAGACGCAGTTTAACGACAACAAAGCTGCTGTTTCTGGTGAACTGAGTTCTCTGACGACAGAGCAGAGTGCGCAGTCGAGCCGTATCGGTGGCCTGGAAACCAGCCTCGGGAAAAAAGCCGATGCAGCCGCGCTGACGTCCCTGACGCAGAAAGTTGAGCAACAGGGCGCCACGCTGACATCGCAGGGCGCCGCGTTAACATCGCTCACTAACCGGGTTGGCCAGACGGAAACGGGCCTGGCTGGTACTAATGAGGCGCTGAGCGGGCTGCAGTCTGTTGTTACCCAGCAGGGTGACAGGATAACCAGCCAGGGTCAGTCCATCACGAAACTGACGAGCGATTTGGGCACGACAAATGCCGCGCTGGCGAAGAAAGCCGAAGCGGCTGCGGTCACTGCCTTAACGCAGCAGGTAGAGCAAAACGGGCAGGATATTCGCAGCAATACTGACAGCATCACCAGCCTGTCGAATCAACTGGTCAATGGCCAGCCGAATCGCTGGTCCCGTCGACTCTATCCGGTGCAGCTGGCTAACGCCGGGACAGTCCCGTCATTCAGCGATGTTCGCGCCGTGGCGCCAACGGTCGTGGATGAGGTGGCCGACGCGGCCAAACTGGACTTTACATCCGCCGGCAGCTATCTGATCGCGCTGTATTCCTGCCAGGTGAAAGTGGTCGCAGATACCACCATCACACTGGCGCCCGGCGCCAGGGTTTTTGATGATACCGGCGCCATATTTGTGAATGGGGTTCAGGTCGCCTGGGGTAACGCCAGCTGGAATACCGTCAGTTTTGAACTGAAAGCCGGCTGGAACACCGTTGAGTTTCTGGTGAATCAGTGGACCGGCCAGGCGTATATCAACCTGGGTCTGAAGCTGTCAGACAAGGTTGCTGAGATGTACTCCGGTCTCGGGGTTTCCGCGCTGGCAAACGCAGCCGGCGTGCTCAGCTCGAATGTCAGCCAGATTGGCAACGATGTGGTCAGCAATTCGCAGAGTATCACCCAGCTCCGGAATGCGCTGATGCAGACAGACGCGAACGTGGCCAGCAAAGCGGATCAGACGGCGATGAACTCGCTAACCGGACGAGTGGAGAAGACGGAATCCGGGCTGACGGCTGCTAACGCCAACATTACCTCGCTGAAATCCGCTGTACGGGCCGGAAACGCATCAGGCGGGGATTTAATTCCCAACCCGACGTTTGACCCGGCGTATGACCAGATGGGGTTCAGCGTGGTAGCCACGACGGCTGAGGAGGTCCCGCCGGGCTGCCCGTATGGTTATGCGGCCCGAATTGCCAGCCGGGATCACCATCCTAACTTTGCCGCGTTCCCGGCCACGCTTAACGATGTGATTGAGATCAGCGCACTGGTTGCCTGCGGCGCCGGCACGGCGAATTTTAATCTGTATGTTGGCACCGCCGTTCGGCCAGATACGAGCACCGGTGCGCCACTCATGGCGGGGGGCGGGAAATCACCCTCCGCGACCTGGCAGAGAACCACCTGGCGCTTCAAGGTCACGCAGGCGATGGTGGACAGGGGTTATATCCGCCCGTTCCTGCAGATCTCGCAGAACAGCCCGTATGGCACCGTATGGTTCGTTACGGACTGGCATATGCGAAATGTGACAGCGGCGCAAAAGGTTCAGAATACTGCGGATGCCACGGCGGCTGCGGTTGACTCTCTGACCACCACCGTGACGCAACAGGGTAATCTGCTGACCTCGACCGGCAACCGGACAACCCAGCTGGAAAACGGGCTGGCAACCACCAATGCCGCAGTGGCCAAAAAGGCTGATGCGACAGCGGTGCAGGATTTGACCAATACCGTCACACAGCTGGGCAACGATCTGACTGCTGCGAACAGCGCCATCACGAAACTGACCGGAAATCTGGCGAATACCGATAAAGCGCTGGCGCAGAAAGCCGATGCGACTGCGCTGGCCACGCTCGACACGAAAGTGACGCAGCAGGGTAAAACGCTGGAGAGCCAGAGCAATTCGCTGACGAACCTGTCGAACAGTCTCTCGCAGGTTGCGGCAGATATCGATGCCAGCGGTCAGATACCGGGTAACCTGGTCGTGAATCCCTCGTTTGAACGTGGGCTGGATGGCTACACCGGGCGGTCAACCGCGACCAGTGTGGTGGAGGTTTCCGTTCCTCACAGCGGGACGCGGGCGCTGAAGGTTGATCCGGGGAATGTGACTCCGGGGCAATACATCCCGTTTGTTCAGGGGCGAACCTATGAAATCGGGGTGTGGGTCAAGGAACCCGGAGCGACGACGGATAATGGCGCGGGGAACAACAAGCTGCGGATCGGCAACTCTGCCGGCCAGCCGGTTTTTGAGCGTCCATACAACAGCGGTACGGTGGGGACGAACTGGACCCTGATTTCCGGTCGCTGGAAAGCGACGGAGACAGCCAGCCTGCCGGTGACGCTGAGTAACTATCTGATTAGCGGCAGCCGCTACTTCGATGATTTTTACGTCACTGACGTTACCGACCGGGTGGACATCGATGCCACCGCCGGCGCCGTGACCGGACTGACGAGCCGGGTCAGCACTGCGGAAGGGGCCATCACCTCACAAAGCCAGCAGCTGACGAACCTGCAGAACAGCCTGAATACGACCAACAGCAATGTCTCGAAGAAGGCCGATGCCACGGCACTGACTTCGGTCGATAACCGGGTGACAGAGGCGGAAGGGAAACTGACCACACAGAGCCAGCAGCTGACAAATCTGGCGAATGTGCTGACGGCGACCCGCAACGCCGGCGACAACCTGATCCCGAACTACGATTTCCTGCAGGGCAGCACGGCCTGGGATATTCAGTATCCAGCCGGTGTGACCTTTGGCGATTTCGGGGACGGGAAAGCGGGGGTCCGGCTGAACCGGACGACTAACACCAGTCCGGGGATCTTCTCCAACAACAACAAGCCGGTGCCGCTGAATGGCCAGCGCAAGTACCGGGTGGTGGTGAAGGCCAAAGGTATTTCCGGCGCGATGAGTCTGCTGATCCGTCGCCAGAACAAAATCGGCCAGACGGACAGTACGTATGAGGATAAAACGGTCACGCTGACCACTGACTGGCAAACCATCACCTGGGAAACCGGATTGACGGCTGCCGGCGCGGATGGGCAGAACTTCAAACTTTATTCTCATCCGACAAACGGTGAAATCTGGCTCGATTCCGTCCGGGTGTTTGATATCACCGATGGAACCAACATCAAGGCGACCAGCGATGCTGTTTCGTCTCTGACCGGGACGGTGACGAACCAGGGGAACACCCTGACATCGCAGGGGCAATCCATCACGGCGCTGAATAACGCGCTGGAAGGGATCAAAGGCGATGTGGCGAAGAAGGCTGATGCGTCGGCGGTCAGTTCACTGACCAACCGGGTTACCCAGACTGAAAAGGATATCCGTAGCCAGGCCGACAGCCTGACCAGCCTGAATACATCACTGAAGCAGCAGGCGACACGGGGAGCCAACGTACTGCCGGACGGCAGTTTTGAATCCTATGCCGTCGGCGATGTTCTCAGTAATGCCCGCGCCGTTATCACCAGTGAAGCTGCGCACAGCGGGACCAAAAGCCTGCGTGTTACGCGCAGTACGGAGTACAACCCGAACGCGACGGATAATAACGATACCCATATCTTTTCGGGCATGCAGGTTCGCGATAACGCGGTCTATTACGTGGAGGCGTGGGTTAAGTTGCCGGCTGGCTCGACCGCCGATCCGACCGTTTATATGGTGCTCGGATTTTCCTTCCAGGATTCTGCCAATGGCTGGTCGTGGCCTGGCCTGAACGTGAAAGTCTCCGAGTTGTCGGTGGACAACTGGACAAAAGTCAGTGGCTATCTGACCAACAACCGAACCGCGCTGAAACAGGCAATGGTGAGGATCTCCATCCCGAATACACCAAAAGTTCGCCTGGGTGACGCCTTCCTGATTGATGATCTGATCATCACTGACGTGACCGATGCGAAAGCGGCTCTCGATGCCGCCGATGCGAATGCGCAGGCGCTTTCCAGTCTGTCCGCGTCAGTCACGCAGAACGGGAAGAATATTACGTCTCAGGGCAGCGCGATCACGAAACTGCAGTCGGATGTGACTCAACTTGGTAAGGATATCAGCGGCAAGGCCGATGCCAGCGCGCTGACGAATCTGACGACCCGCGTGACGGCTACCGAAGGCAGCCTGAAATCGCAGGGAGACAGCCTGACCAGCCTGCAGAACAGCCTGAATACGACTAACAGCAATGTGGCGAAGAAGGCTGATGCAACGGCGCTGCAGAGCCTGCAGAACACCGTTGAACAGCATGGCAGGGATCTGACCACGCAAAGCAGCGCGCTGACGAACCTGGAAAACAACTTTTCCTCCCTGGCCGTGGGCGGGACCAACCTTATCCGCAATGCGGACACACTGGAAGGATGGAGCAGCCGCCACGCCACAGAGACCTATCTGGGCGACCGCGTGGCCTACACCCGGCTGGCGAAAGGTGCATCCGGTTATACCCAGCTGGATGAACAGACGCTGGACGTTACCGGGCGTACGGAATTTGTATTCAGCTTCTATGCGAAAGGGGCTTATGACGGGCAGGAGATGGCGAGTTATTTCTATAACCCGTCGAACACCACCACCACGGAAACCAGCCAGGGCGTTAAAGGCGGGGCCGGTGACGGCAAGGCGGTCACGAAACTGACCACCGCATGGGCGCGTTACTGGGTGAAATGGGTTATTCCTGCCACCAGTGGCACCAAACGGCTGATTGCCGCGCGTCTGGAAAGCGCGACATCTGCCGACAAAGAAGTCTGGCTCTGCCGCCCTCAGCTGGAAACCGGGACCGTGATGACCGACTGGTCACCGAGTCCGGATGATGCGGCCAGCGGTATTACCGCGAACACATCGGCCATTAACAGCCTCACCAGTCGGGTGACGAATGCCGAGGGGCAACTGACCGCGCAGTCTCAGAGCATCACGAATCTGCAGAACAGCCTGAACACCACCAACAACAACGTGGCACAAAAGGCCAGCGCGCAGTCGGTGAGTGATCTCACCAGCCGGGTCACCAGTGCGGAAGGCAAAATCACCTCCCAGGGGCAGGCTATCACGAAGCTGCAGGGCGATTTGAGCAGCACCACCGATAAGGTCAACACCAAAGCGGATCAGACGGCGCTTAACGCGCTGACTGGCCGGGTGGAGAAAACCGAGGCAGGCCTCACGGCAGCCAACAGCAACATCGTCAGCCTGACGGCGGCGGTGAACGCCGGGAATGCTGCCGGGGATGATTACATTCCAAACCCGTCATTTGATCCGGCGTATGACCGCATGGGTTATGACGTGGTGGAGACCACCGCCGATGGTGTGCCGGCTGACTGCCCGTTCAGGTATGCCGTCCGGCTGGCCGGGCGAGACCATGTGCCAAAAATCAACAATATCGCCGTGACACCGGGCGACGTTTTCGAAATGTCTGCTCTGGTAGCGTGTGGTACCGGCAGTGCTGACTTTAACTTCTATATCGGTCGGGCTACTACCGCCACCGGTGGCATCGGAGCGAAAGCGTCCGGGGGCAACACTAAGACCACCTCCGCGTGGAAACGAACCACCTGGCGCTTTACGGTGCCATCCGATACCAGCTTGCTGCGGCCGTTCCTGCAGGTTAATCAGAGCAGCCCGTTCGGCACCGTCTGGTACGCTGCCGACTGGCATATGCGTAACGTGACGGTGGCGAACAGTGCGCAGAAAACCGCAGATGCGACTGCAAAAGCGGTGGATTCACTGACCACCACGGTTAGCCAGCAGGGCGATACGCTCAGCAGCATCGGCACGCGGACCACCTCGCTGGAGAACAGCCTCCGGTCGACAAACGATACGGTGAGTAAAAAGGCTGACACTACAGCGGTGACGCAGCTGCAGGGCACGGTGACGCAGCAGGGGAATGACATCGCGGCAGCTAACAGCGCGCTGACAAAACTCAGCAGCGATCTGGCCACGACGAATGCGAACGTGAACAAAAAAGCGGATGCAAGCGCGATGAACACCCTGCAGAACCAGGTCACGGAGCAGGGCAAAACACTCAGTGCGCAGGGGGATTCTCTGACGAAACTGAGTAACAGCCTGAGCCAGACGGCAGCGGATATTGACGCCAGCGGGAAAATGCCGGGCAACCTCATTGTCAACGGCAGTTTTGAGCGCGGCGCGGCGGGCTTTACCGGCTGGAGCAGTACCGCGACGGTGGCCGATTTACAGGTTCCGCACTCGGGTAACAAGGCGCTGAAAATGTCCGCCGGCCAGTCGAACCTGGTCGGACAGGAAATCAGTATCACGCAGGGCCGTACCTACCGCATGGGGGTATGGGCGAAGCAGGACCCGGGGACCACGATTAAAGATGCGGGTAACACGAAGTTTCGTGTGGCCGACAGCACTGGCCTGCTGGTCGGCTCAAACTACGGACCGTTTAGTTCTGGCTGGCAACTGGTAACGTTTGACTGGAAAGCCACGAAGACCACGACGGCCAGTTTCCATCTGACAACCTTCCTCAGCGCGGGGGCAATGTATTTTGATGATTTCCATGTCCTCGATGTTACGGATGAAAAGGATATCGCGGCTAATGCCGGGGCTATCTCTCAGATGAATACCCGCGTCACCGCTGCGGAAGGGGCTATCACCACCCAGGCGCAGCAGCTGACGAAACTCAGCGGCGATCTGGCTGTCACAAATGCGGCGGTCAGTCAGAAAGCAGAGCAAAGCGCTGTCACCGGGCTGACCACCCGGATGACGTCTGCCGAGGGTAAACTGGATTCGCAGTCGCAGCAGCTCACCAGTCTGCAGAACAGCCTGACCACGATGAATACTGAGCTGGGTAAAAAGGCTGACACGTCCGCGGTGAGTTCACTGACCGGTCGCGTCAGCCAGGTGGAAAACACCATCACCAGCCAGTCGCAGAGCATCACGTCCCTGACCAGCACCATCAATACCATCCGCACTCAGGGAGCTAATCCGTGGGTTGACGGTACGTTTGAAAGCTACAGCGATGGCCAGGTGCTGGGCGGGAACGGCACCGCCGTTGTGGTGGCGTCTCAGAAATTCACCGGCGATAAGAGCCTGAAGTTGAGACGGGATGAGAACAACGGCGGCAACAGCGATAAACAGCTTGGCACCTGGCAGTCAGTCCGTGAGGACGCGAAGTTCCGGTTTGAGTTCTGGGCCATGATGCCGGCGGATCAGGCGCCCTCCTCCGGGTGGACAACGCTGGTCGGTATCCAGTCACAGAATGCTGCCGGGCAAAATGCCTGGCAGGCGGCGGTCACTGTCAGCGAAGCCTCTCTGGGCGCGCGCGATAAATGGGTGAAATTCACGGGTATCGCCAGTAACAACGGGGCGGGCAGAACACGCGCGGTGGTCTGGATCTCCACCCGTGGCGCCACCGGCAACGGTACCCCTGGCTATTCACTGTATATCGACGATCTGGTCATCACGGATGTTACCGATGCGAAAGCAGCACAGGATGCCTCTGACGCGACGGCGAGCGCCGTGAGTGGCCTGACGGCGCGCGTAACGGATGCCGAAGGGAAAATCACTGCCCAGGCGCAGCAGCAGACGGCACTGGCTACGAAAGTGGATAACGCCAACTCCCGCGTCGATAACATGGCGAAGACGCTGAGCGACAGCCAGAGCACACAGGTCAGCCTGAATACCTCGCTTCAGTCGCAGATTGACGCGCAGGCGGCCGCCAACATCAAAAACCAGACGACGCTGGACAACACGATTAAATCGGTGGCCAGTATCACCAGTACCCAGCAGACGCATGCAACGGCACTGGAGGCGCTGGCAACGCAGCAGACGACCCTGACATCCAGTGTCGGGGATCTCAGCGCTTCCGTTCAGAACACCGCCAAAACCGTGGCGGATGTGAATGGTACGGTGAGTTCGCTGTGGTCGATGAAGGTTGAGACGGTTAACGGGAAGAATGTTGGCGCGGGGATTACGCTGGGCAGCAATGGTGAAACGAGCGACATGATCCTCTACGCCGACCGCTTCTCGCTGTTTAACCGTAACAATGCGACGGCAGTGCCGGTGATGATTGCCGAAGGCAATGAACTGTATATCGATACGGCACGTATCAAAAACAGTTCCCTGACCTCAACCAAAATCGCGGACGGTTCCATCACGAACGCGAAGATCGGCAAAGAGATCCGCTCGGATGACTTTGTTGACGGGGCACGCGGCTGGAGCATCAACAAGGATGGTGGGGCGCAGTTCAACAATGGGATCTTCCGTGGTCACATTGAGGCGGCAAGCGGCAAGTTCAAAGGCACCCTGGAAGCTCAGTCATTTATCGGTGATATCGCAGTAGCTCGCCGCTACGATGATATGGCTTTCCGCCGCAACCAGACTGTTCAGCGTAACGGGGCATACCAGAACCGTGGATATGGGATGACGATTGTTCTGTCGTGCACACTGGTTTACCAGCTCACTGGCGCGGGCAATGTTCAGCAGTCGTATTCCGTTGATATCACGTTCAACATTGGCGGGCAGGAAGTAACACGTCGCTTCTTTGCCAACGCCGGCGGTTTCCAGTCTGGTGACTTCACTCAGGAATTCCGCTTCGCTGCTGATCTGCTGGCTGATAACAACAATGTCAGCTTCTTTATCAAGGCGCGCGGCAACGATGCTTCGATTGACTATAGCTGCTCGATCCAGAACATCACCGCCACGGCGTTCCGTACAAACAGCAACTCATTCAGCTAACAGAGGCCCCGCAAGGGGCCTTTTCTTTTTCCAGGGATAACCATCCAGGAGGAACTTTATTATGGCGATGTATGAAGTCGGCACCGTCACGGGCGCAGCATCTCAGGCGCGGGTGACAGGAGCGACAACAAAGTGGGCACAGGTGGCGCTGGGGATACAGCCGGGGTCGATTCTGGTGGTCTACCGCAGCGGTAGTGCTGACCTGTATGCGATCAAATCCGTGGACAGTGACACGCAGCTGACGCTGACCCGGAATATCACCACCGCATTTTCCGGCGCCAGTTACGGCATTATTACCGCTGAAACCGCCAGTACCTCGTCGTTTGCTAACCAGCTGGCCAGCGCATTTGCATTCTGGCGTAGTGTGGTGGAGGGCTGGTCGATGGCCCTGACCGGCAGCGGCAATATCACCCTGACTGACCCGATCACAGGAAAGCAGGTAACCGTGCCGGCGATAGGCGGGATGGCGAAGGCATCGGATCTTAACGCGCTGGCAAAACTCACCGGAGGAAACAAACTCGACGGCTCGCAGGTTATAACCAGCGATAATGCCGGTTTTATTCTCGGTAAGAACTCAGATCTGGCTCTGCTCAAAAAACAGGGGCAAGGCGGGACAATTGCCGTTGGCTCGGGAACACCGTTCAGAGTTCAGCGTTCAAGAGCGACCACTGTGTCACCGTCAGATACCTTTGATGACATCCTCGTTATTGGGACCGATAACCAGACGACTTTGCCCGGTGGGTTATCAACTGGCGGCAACATCGATAACACGTCAAAGGGGAAGGTTCTGACGCAGGCGATCGAGCTGTCAATGAGCACGCCTTACATTGACTTCCACTACAACGGCAGCAGTGCGGATTATACCGCTCGCCTTATCCACGACAGGCAGAACCGCCTGAACGCGCAGGTACAAAGTTTTTGGGTAACGGACGGGAGGATCACAGCATCATCGACCATGCCAGCCAACCCAGCCATCGGAACGCAACTGACCTCCAATCCGGTACGCTCATTGATGGCAGGGCGAGGAGCGTATGGTGACGTGGATGGCGCTTACGTCCAAATGTACATGGAGGAGCAGGTAGGCACCGAACACCGACTTGTTCTGTACGCTGACGGATTCGGGCGAACCGATGCATGGATTTTCCGGGCTGGCGGCACGATCTCCACCGGTAAGGGTGACGTCCTGACCACCGGCTCAGATGTCCGGCTGAAAGATGCGTTCATGGAGCCTCAAGAAGGGGCCTGCAGGCGCATTAACTCGCTGGGAGTATGCGAGTTCAATATGAAAGGCGAAACGCGCCGGAGGCGTGGCTTTATCGCCCAGCAGGCTGAAAAAGTTGACGACTTGTATACCTTCCTCGGCATCGAGCAGGAGATCGATGGTGAAAAATTCAGAGTGATGAATGTGGATTACACGGCAATCATTGCCGATTTGGTGACCGTGGTACAGGATTTGATTAGGCGAGTTGACGCACTAGAAAGTTGAGGAGCATAAAAAATCCCCCGGAGGCACTTGCCGGGGGCAACTGAAACGACATTAATTGCTGTGTACATCACAGAATAATTTGCAGTAAACGATAAGTAAGTTCAAGTAAAGTTTTACTGGTCAGATGTTGTGTTATTTTTTAATAACCTACCAAAATTAATAATGAAGTAGTGCTAAATTCTGCTGGGAATTAATTTTTAAGGATATAGCCCTAAAATATTGCTGTGCATCAGATATAAATCGTGAGAATAGGTTCAAAAAAATGGATGCCAAATGTTATTATTGAGACGTTTATCATTAATTGAAGTGCAATCTTGTAATTTTCACATTCGTGTTATAACTTTGTAATGCAGGAAGGTTTTATCTTGTTATTTAGTGGGTTGACGTGATGGCAGTTCTTAGTGATTTATAATAGGCTTTCTATGTTGACAAATTTCCCGGATGAGAAGTACATATCTGATAGAAATACATCGTTCATTAAGCGAGTATATTTTTTACGTCAGATTGGTGTCGTTCTTTGCTTTATTCCTATATATTCAGTCCTCCAGGAACAGTCACATCAAAAAATAACAACAGCCTTGTTAATTCTGAATGCACTCATCTGGCCATCGGTTGCTTATCTTGCAAGCATGATGTCGAAGGATATGCTGAGTACTGAAAAGAAGAATATGATACTTGATTCATTCTGGGCTGGAATCTGGATAGCCGTAATGCAAGTTAGTCCAATTCCATCATTATTCATAATCTCAGTTCAAATAGCTGATCGCTATGCTGCTGGTGGATGGAAAATTTTAAAACCAGCATTAATGTGGATGATGATTAGTTTCCTGACAGTTTGGTTAGTAAATGATTTCAGATATACGATAGAATTCAGTACCCGAACGGTATTGCTTTCTTTACCCTTGGCGACCTGTTATCCCATATTACTGAGTATTGTTTCAAGGCACTTATCTATAAAGTTGAGGAAAAGAAGGGAGTTACTGGAAAAACAGGCTCTGATGGATCCTGGCTTAGATCTGCCAAATCGCCGTTTTTTTGAGCAGAAAATGGAAAGTGCTTTTCGTGCGACACGTAAAAAGAGAACGCATTCTTATCTTATGCTCATTGATGTTGATAATTTTAAAAAAATTAATGATACCTATGGGCATGAAGTAGGTGATGCGGTGTTATCTCGTATATCATCAATATTACGAGACTGCGCTGGCGAGAAGGACGTACCAGCAAGATTTGGTGGCGATGAGTTGGCTATTATTGTTAACAATAGTAATAATAAGCTTGTTATAGCTATGGTTCATATAATTCAGAAAAAAATTAAAGATCTTTCATTACCTTCTCACAAAGATATTTACTGTACTGTCAGTATTGGTATTTCTTGCGCAGAAAATAAAGAATCAATCATCGAGTGGATCAAAGAGGCTGATGAAATGCTATATGAAGTTAAACGTAACGGGAAGAATGGATATTGCATGCCGAATAATTGAAGATGATATGATTTCTTTTCTCATGAGTTTATGCTTATAAATTTTAAAGATAGTTTATGATCGGCATTACCAATACGGATAAATTTATTCGGAACCACAGACACCATCTCAACTAACGTTTGATACCTGCCACCAAATTAGTGGCACCACTTAACTGTATGATTTTATTATAATTAATGACGGTCTCGTGTTAATTGCTTTTCCCTTTTGAGTCATTTGATTTGAATAATCGATCAATTTATGAAATATGATAGGTTTCGCCTATTGTTCGATCGTTATCGATCATTTTAAACTATTTCTCTTTCATTATTAATTATGACACGATTAGGATTATTCCTAGTTCCGGTGTTTTTTTAATGATAAAGAACAGTGTGGAAATAGATTTCTGTAGATTTGTTTTAGAACCATCTTTTAAAAAAGATGGTTCTATTCATTCTTGGGAAATTCTCACGAAAAATGTTAAAAAAAAGCATTGCAATGATTATCTTGCTAATGAAGTTGGTTTTTGTTTCACTTCATTAAGCGATAAAGAAAAAATCGATGTGTTTAAGAAACAGATATTGACAATTGAAAGACTTGATACATCAAAATTGAAGTCCAAGCCAGTTTCGTTGAATGTTGATAGTCTTATTAGCGATTGTATTTTGAACGATAAATATATTGGTGATTACTTAAAAAACCAAAAAAACATTGCTTTTGAGATTAACGAGCATTTTCATGAATTCAATACTAAATGCTCTATGGTTGACTTAAAGTGTCTTTCAAAATTGTGTCCAGTATGGCTGGATGATTTTGGGAGCGGCTTAACAAGCTTAACAATTATAGATATGTTTAATTTTGAATGTATAAAAATTGATAAAGATTATTTCTGGGAAATACAGAGTGAGAGCGAATTCTTTAACGTAATAAATAAAGTAAAATCATACTGCAATTTCGTGATTGTTGAGGGAGTTGAGACAATAGAACAAAAAAATAAAGTACATTCTGTTGTTGATTGCGCTTGCCAGGGAAGGTTGTGGATGAGTGATTACTATTATATTGAGATTTAA